GCTCTTCCGGTTTCCCTGCTTCGATACGTTTTGCGATAGCTTTCAAAGCACGTTCGCGCCACTCGGTAAACTCTTCCGACCGTTTCTGGTAAGACTCGTTCGCCTTTTCATTCCTGCGGTGATTGAAGTTTGCAGCACCCGTAACAAATGTGCTTGCACACCGGGAACTGGCGGCAAGCATGGCGGAGTAATGCTGTTTGAAGTTCTGAATATATTGCTCGCGTTCACCTTCCGGCATCTTCATCAGATCATAATGAAGTGTCTTTTCGTATGCGACAATGGAGTCTTCGCCGAGTATGTCCGGGTCTTGTGAGGTGTTGCGATACGCATCCTGCGCCTGTTGCCAGTAACATCCCAGATAATCGGGGTAATGGAACCTTACGACTTCCCATTGCGGATAGTTATCTTTAGACACCGGAGTGGCGGCATCATCTTCTCCTATGGTATGCAGGTGGTTGCGGAAGCCTAATCGCTGTCCTCTGTAATTGAACCGGGAAGGCTCGCTTTGCGGGTTATCCACAGGGCGAACGGTTTTAACGCGGTGTGCGTTTTGGGCGGTTAATAAGATAGGTTGATTCATTGTTATGCTTTTTGATTATTTTACGTTATTTTTACTTTGAGCCTTTAATGCTTGTTTTGCTTCCCATGCTTTTTGCATTCTTTGCATTCTCTTTTTTTTGGGCATTTTTTTACATGTCTGACAATAGGCGATAAAGCCCTGTGAGTCATATTCTTCTCTTGTGATAGGTTCACCACAACATTCGCACACATAAGTTACACTCATATTCTTAATAATTATATAGTTAATATTTTCTTTACCACACCATACTATGTTGATTGAGAGCGTATGTATTCCCTTGAAATTCAGATGTTTTTTTTCGGCATCCAAGAACAATGTGATTACCGGCGGGGGCATGGCTTTATCGGCTTGATTTGATGCCTCCAGCTTGATGGAGGTGCCCTGGCATTCGCAGTGGGCACCTCCTGAATATATGGAGGCAGCAACTAAATTTCCCGGTCCCTCACATTATGCCTGCCAGGCATAAGAAAGGATGTGACTGACAATCGGGGTATGTCTTTACTGATTAGATGCATGGTCTTCTGCTGAATCAGGAGACAACAAGCCTGTAGGCTTTGTATCCTGATTTATTAAAGAAGACGATCTGAAATATATTGGCCCGTCACATCGTGCTTACCAAGCAATGAAGATATTTATTATTTCTTCTTACGCCACTCGGCCATCTTCTTCTTGATGTCGATGTTGTTGTCAGCCAGCATCTTCTTCAGGACTGCCAGCAAACGCCATCCTTCACCGTTCGCATACATCATTGCCTTAATCCGGAGGAAATCCAGAGACTGAGTTTTATCCAGACGGTTTTCTCCATCATCGTAAGCTACACACCCATGGAAACGGATAAGGTTTTGCATAGTGAAGTATGCTCCCGAACCCTTGTAGGCGTCTATCCATGCTTTACTTTGCGGAGTATCGAACGCCATCTTGATGCGAAGGTTATTAAAGATTCTGGCGGCATTATAAAGCTGGGCGGCATTCTTCGCTTGTCTGATGCGTGCCATTACCATATCGAGCGGGTAATACAGTTTGATTGCCAAATCCGACACGAAAATATTGCGGCTGCATATACGTTTGTAAGGAATGCCTTTACAATTCCTGACTTTCAAAGCATCCACACGCTCTTTAAGCTGTATTGTATAATCTCTTGCCATCGCCTCCACTACATTGGTATTGAACCACCGGTTACGCTCGATGAAGCTCTCCGGGTCCTTGCTTTCCATCTTCATCTGTGCGTACAACTCGTTCATCAGCATCTTCCACTGGTACTCATAGCCCAGGCGATGTATCATCTCAGTCACACCCAGCGGTTCTTTGGAACGATATGCTGTCTCGGACATCATGTGGAACATCTTGGACATTACCCAACGGCGGAACAGGTGACCGTTCGGAACCGTCCCCTGGGAGATGATTATGTCGAAAAGCGGGTCGTTGTCATTCAGCACGACAAGCTTGCCGCCTTTGTTGGATGCGATACACTCGCCGCCATTCGCTCCCCGCATGGCGAACAGGCAGCTTACATCCACACCTGCATTGCGTAGCGCCTCGATGCGTTCGTCCGCTTTTTCGGGTAGCTTGGCAGGTGCAGTCTTTTTTTCGACGACTGCGGGAAAGATAACTCCCAGGCCCGAGTCTTCACCGATCACTGTTGCCACGGTCGTAAATTCGTTCTTCGCAATAGCGAACTCCGTGCCGCACCCGGGGCACAATACCTTAGTCCCTCTGGTCGCTTTGGTTACTTTCGTTCCTCTGGTCGCTTTCGTTCCTCTTGTTTCTTTTTTCTTACTGTTCATTTGTTAAATTATTGATTGGTTAATTGTTATTGGATTCTATCTTTTCTATCCAGTTTCTTAGTATCACAAGGTCTTTATCCTTACTGCTCTGCCAGAACCATTTGCCCATCGTTTCCGGATTCCATTTGATTCCACCCAATATCTGGCAGAGGACATATAATTCAAGTTCGACTTGAGCCTTGTCACGGCGTTCACCGAAAAGCATGGCGTCGTCGTTCAGGCTCTTTTCGGGCAATGCCATGAAGTACCGCCGTGATTTGCTTTCGCTCCGTTCTGAAGGGACTGAGTGCTTGTAGATGCGGTAGAGTTCTTCCACATTGGCAAGAAACTCGTCCTCGCTGCAACATGGCACGCCCAGTTCACCCTCGTACTTGCCATCTTGTATGATAGGTTTGCCGTTTAGTTTCAGGCTTCGGGAACGGAAATCAATCTTGAAGCTTGTGCCACCTTCGACGGCTTGGATGGCTTTCTGATAGATACACTGACATTGATTGTTGCTGTTATTGTCCATATTTTCTCGGTTGTCAATTTTATTAATTATTACACTCAAGGTCACGGCGCATTACTTTATAATTCTGATGAATACAGGATGTACTGTATCCTGGAACCTCGGTTATAACCAGGTGCCAGGATACAAATGAAATACTGTATGCTGAATCTGATCCCTTGTGCAATACTTGGTTGCGCTACCATACCTCTTCTTTTTTCTGTCTCATTAGGTTGGCACATTACTTTACTGATTTGATATGTCCAGCGTGTATCTGCTGGCCTAAAGGTCATCTCCTGCAATAGCCGGAGATGACGTGGTGGCCGCAATTAAAGGCTGGACTATTAAATGTCCTAATCCTGACTGGCTGCTTTGTGCTAAGTCTTATGTTTCTTAAAATCATTATCATTCAGTCTCATTCAGGACGACACATAACTTTACTGATTCGATATGTCCAGCGTGTAAATACTGGCGGACCACGACAATCGGGAGTCGGTCCCCAGTAGTTTTCAGGCTGGACTATTAAAGCCCTGATCTTGACTGGTTGCTTTGTGCTAAGCTTACTTTTATTTGCGGTTCTCAAAATACCGGCACATTTCTTTATACATCTGATGTTTGCCGTGGCTGGGAAGCCGTAACGGCGCCGGCGGAGTGCTCAGTAGAGAGTTCCGCCGGCGCCAAGGAGGCTTATTGTACACGGCATACTAAATATTATTCCTTGAACCATACTTCTTTTCTTATTTTTTTTCTTCTTTTGTGCTAAGAAGAGAAAGCTCTCATAACAGCGACACATTGCTATACGCTCTTGATATGTCCCGCGTATTCCAGCTCCATAAAGAGTCTGAAGGCGGTGGATTAACGGCCTTCAAGACTCTGCATGAGCTGGATTCCGCACGCGGGATATTAATTGTTGTTCCTTGAGCTTCATTGATGTGTTTCAGTATTATTATTTATTATGATGTCAAGCAAGCGACACAATTCTTTAAATTCTTGATATTTACAGGAATGAACCAGAATTTAACTGAGATCGACCGGGAGCTAAACCGGTTGATCTCGTATGAATTCTGGTATACTAAGCCTGTAACATTAAATGCCTTGCGCCTTCATCATCCACCGTGTGTTCGGTAAGTTCCTATAATGTTCCTATAATGATGCGACCAAAGTATTGTACACGGCCCGTCTTGTCAATATGGCGTTCTGCATACAGCCAAGGGTCAGATAGCCCGGGATGTCCCCCACAGTCTTGCCCCGGTTGGCTTTCACGTTACGCCCCAGCCCCCGGACTATACAACCGTCACTCTTTGTTTTGACGTACCCTAAGCCGCCCACCTTGCGCTTTCCCGTCTGTACCGCTCTCAGGCAGTCCATCACGAACTTGTTTAATTCGTCGAGGTCTTTCCTCACGTTGCATACCGGAAGTATCTGCGTAGCCCAGCTAAACTCCCCGTTACCTTTGTAGAGGTAGCGGTTTACTGCGTTGATGGCTTTTGCCAGCGTTATTCCCGGCTTGCGGATGGTGCGTTTCTCAATCTCTTTTTGAAACGTCTTGATACGGCTGGAGGATAAGGAGATCATGCTACCTTTGATACTGAACCCAAGAAACTTGAACCACTTATCCATAGTCAAATATTCAACCTTCTTCGGGTTTAGCTTCATCGTCTTCTCTTCCAACCGGCTCTGGAGCACGCTCATGGCTTTCCCGTATTCTTTCCCGACAAACAACATGTCGTCCGAATAACGTGTGTAGAAACCATCCATTTGAGACAGTTCTTCGTCAAGGTCATACAGCAATACATCAGCAAGCCAGCTTGCCACAGCGCACCCTTGCTTGAGGGACTGGTATTGACGCAGGAGATTGTTATCCTCATCGAAGTATAAATCACAGTGGTAGTATTTCCGCAGCACGTCAATCAAAGCGGAATGACCATGCTGCGCTTCCACCTTGTCGAACGCTTCGTCTATGTATTGAACAGGCACACTATCGAAATACTTGCTGAGATCAGATTTCCATCCTAAATATCCATCCTTTTCGATAGTCACCATTTTATTACTTACTTCGGTCACGACCTTACCGCATCCGGTCCCTATTTGGTAGGATTTACAGGAGACATGAACCATCTCGGGCATCAGATCGAAAAGCAAGTCATTGGCGATGCTTAATATCACCCGGTCAATAGGTTCATTCACGTAAACCGTGCGGAACTCACCGTTTTCTTTTGGTATCTGGGCGGTGTGGGGAGGTGAAATTTCATACTTACCCTTCCTCATGGCATCAGCAATCGCTATCCGGGTGTTTTCATCGGTCAGCAATATGAGCTGGTCTTTTCGGATGTCCTTACCTACACCTTTCTCTATGGCTTTCGTCCACCGGCCAATATCGAAGAACATCTGTAAAATCTTATCAACCTTATCTATCTTGTCTGGCATAATCCGTAGTGTTGGTTTCTTTTGTAATATCACTCTTGTCTAAGACTATTCTCACTCCATTGACCATCCCCAAATGCCTTAAATACACTTCATCGGGATAAACATGTCTTTCATCGCCGCCGTATATTTTCATGGTATGGGAGCCGTCTATTTGAATATCGGTACGGCCATAACCTGACGGAAACTTTTCACCAACGAACACAAGCCTCTCAATGTGGGTATGCGCATCCGACACACATACAATATGGCATCCGTCTGTTCGGAGAAGGTGCTTATATTCCGGCTTCATCCGTTTCTCTTTGCACTCTTCAAGTTCTGCGGCAATATCAACATTACGACCAAAGTTTCTACCTTTATAAATCGGAAGAGATAATTCATAATATCTTTGGGTATTATTGGTTGATACCAATTTTGCTGTAATTTCTTTCATTTTTATTCTTATTTCAGTTCCACAATCTGATTGGCATTGCCACAAAGAGCACTGCGTAACCATTTTTTATGATTCCAATATCCGCTCAAAACTATTTATCTCTGTCACGATGAAATCCTCACACCCAAAAGCTGCCAGCGATTTGAGCCCGTTCAAAGATTGGCAGTAGAAAAACATGTCGTCATCCTCGCCGGTATCTCCCGAGAGCTGGATTTTTACCTCTTGGCTACCGTCCGTGTCCTTCCACACAATTTCGCAGTTCGCATAATGTGGCTCCTTGCCGTTATTCTTGACGAACTCATCAAACTTCTTCTGCATTTCCACCTGTATCTCGTCCGTGTCGGATATGATGACTCCCGTTTTGCAGTTCTCGCACCAACCGTACAGGAATGATTCGTCGGTGTAATCTTTGAACTCTTTAGTGTTTGGATTTATTGTTGCTTCGCAGGAAACATCCGTGCCGCCGCATCTTGTGCATATTACATTCATACTCTTTTTCTTTGTATTATTTGTTTACAAGTTAATTACCATTGCTATCATCGCTGCCATCAATCCCTTTCAGGTATGATTTAGGCAGAATCCTCACTATACCGATAAGATATTCGATATTTCTATTCCCGTAGTAACCGCTCATGTCAAAGCGGTAGACCGGTGTTTTAGAACGTCCGTTTTTACCATCCAGACGAAAACAGGAAGGCAGCTTCTTTTTATCCTTGAATAAAATACCACAAGCCTCTTGTGCGTCGTAGTTGTAATTTCTCATCAGATAACCAATGTCAGACAATACCTGCAAAACCTCTTTGTTTTCTTTCAGGAAGAGCATTACTTTTTGTGTGCTGTTCCCGTTCTGCCACTCTTTAAGTTTGCAGGGCGTTCCCCTTTGGATAGAAGCGGCACGTTTCAACAGTTCTTCCTTAAAGTCTCCCTCAAAATGATACGTACATTTATACCCGTGTTCATTTACCCTTTCAGCAACATATATATCATGATTGGCCGTATACCGGGTACGTCCAACCTTCCCGCTTCCGGAAATTATGGCAGTGTCTAATATGTTTGCCAGTTGCTTCTTTAAAGACATTTTACTTCTCATGGTCTATTCCTTTCTGCGTTTATCAACAAATTCTTATATCATAGTCCTTGAAATAGTATTCCAGTTCTTTTAACCCTTCCAAGCTATGTAGAACATTCTTTCCGGTCACTGAGATATCTACAGATACACAGTATTCTTTTTGTATTTCAACTTCTGAACTATCGAAAACTTTTTTTACGCAATTGACAATATCAGAGGCGCTTAGTTTGTTTTTTACGATATTAAGTACCATTTGTTTATTTTTTTAAGTTCTGATTTATTCGTTGTCACCCAGCACTCCTTTGCGGACAGACCCATATTTCATGTCATACTGAGGCAGGCGTAACGCAGCCCGGCGGGAGAATAAGGTTTCACCAATCCCGTAACCTCTTTCAGATTTCCTTTCGGCGGCACATTCTCAAAGGGTTTGCATCGAAAACTAAGCCCTGCGCAATATTATCTTCGTGACTGTTTTCAAGATAGAATTAAATTTGAAGAACTTCCAAATAACTGTTATTTGGTTATTTGTTTGCAATCTTACGCAAGCTGCCATATAAGGGATGAGCACCCCGTTTCTTACGACCGGATGCCATCTCCTTCATGACCGCCTTGTAAATATTGTCAAAGTCTTCTTTCTTCAAGCGTGGGAAGAACTCTGCATAGATAGTCTCGAATACACTAAGTTTACCGTCCGGGTTCATAGAGAAGAAACTTATCATTCTCTGTTTAACCTCTGTGCGTTGGTTCCGGGTGCAAGCTTCGGCAGCTTCCTTGATTGCCTTGGAGGGTTTGTTTTGCTTCCGTGTGTTTGGCTCGGCATACCGCTTTTCCGAACGAGGGAGAAAAGCATCGGAGAAAAAATCGGATCTGTAATCCCGACGCTGGGGACGCACTTCCTTATGAGTGTATACTTCACGGCAGTTCTCAACGATATGCTCCACAAGTGTGAGGCATTTCTTCAGATCGGCTATGTTTGTCATTTCGTGGGGAGTGTGCGGGTAATAATAACCGCATGAGATGTTAGCGCATGATATTTCCAGCCCTCTTTGGCGTAACGTCTGGACATCGGTTTGCATCCCGCGTTCTTCCTTATATCCATGCTCCCCGAGGGAAGCATCTTTTATAAACTGGGATGAGCAAAGAGGATTGCCGTAGATGTTGCTGATAAAGTCACTGTTCCCTTTCCGGTCGCATTGGAGCACGAACCGGCAGTCATCGAAGAACTTCATGTCCGCCTGATGACTGCCGATACATCCTTGTTCTTCACCAACAAAGAATACACATTTCAGGTTATCGAATTTCTCTAAGCATTTCAGACATACCCAGATGCCGTTCTTGTCATCAGCCCCGATACCGTTGAACTCACGTTTCCCGCTGTTGAAGCCGATAATGAACTCATCCCTGACAACCAGGACTTCGTAACCTTTTTCCCTCGCCTCATGCACTTCGTCCAGATGGGCGGCAATGCACGGGTAAGTATCAGCGTTGCCTTTGGTGGCATAGATATTACCAGTTTCGTCTACGGTAAAGGTTACGCCGAGGTCTGATAATCTTTGGGAAACGAACGCGATCATGTCTTTTTCCTGATGCGTGCGGGCTGAGATGCCATATAGTTCTTTCAATAATTCCATGATGTATGTATTTTTATTTATTTTTGTTGGTGAGGATTCTTATTTAACTGAACTGTGGGAGACTAAGCCGTAATGAACAATTTGGCAATTTGGAGGTTAAGTTCCAGATGTGCGGACGGTCTGCCTTTCTCGAAGAAACTGGCGGGGTATTTCACGTCGTTGTAGCTCTTGACTTTATCCATCAGCATGTCGCCGAATATGGTTTTTGTGATAAGTCTTTTTCTGCATGTATCACACAAGTATTCACTATCGGTATGCACATCACCGCAGTTTGGGCAGATATACCTGCATTGAGTGGCGACACCGGAAGTATTCTGGCACGTAACTACACATCTTTCTGTAGATTGATTGGATAATTGTACTTTGCCGTCTTCAGTAATATTCACATAACAGAAGGTATCCAGGTAGGGCGTTCCTTTCTTATGCCATTTGGTGGCAGGTACGCAAATATTCAGGTTTTGGTCTATTTTATCGCCAACTTTCATATCTACTCCCTCTATGGGATTTAGCACAGTAAACTGTATTTTGTGGGAGTAATCGTTATGTGTCTTTCTCAGGTTGATGCCGTTTTTCCGGGCATATTGGTATATCAGCTTCATCACAAAAGAGTGAGAATAGTACACCCGGTCTAATACGGACACTTCTTTTTCTTCACCATCAAACTTTCCGACTGCCTTCTTCCAGACAATAGCACGTCCCAGCACATTATTTTCCGAATCTCTGGCAACAAGGATGCTTGCCCCGGCAAAGTTGGAGTAAAAATCTCCCAGTCTGTATACAAGGCTGGGATATCTCATGCAGGAATTATGTAACGTACTGTTGTCACCATATTGGGCGAATGGAACATAGTTGTCGGCAATATAGGCATCAATGAAATCGTTCATCTTGTCGTACATTTTAATTTCCACCTTGCTGCTGACACAGATAGCGTTAGCGAAATATTCTATGTCCTCACCGGAGTATTCAGGCAAGTCCTTGAAATAACAGATGAAAGTGGACGGCTCCAAGTTTGTTCTGTTTTCCTCAAACCACGGAGCACGGGGATTCTGCCTGTCCGGGAAGTTCTCATTGCCCAGGTCTTTGGTACAAGCCGAAAATACGATTTTCATTTTAGTATATTCACCGGCATTGTTTTTAACCCGTTTGGAGTTGAAGTAGTTAGCTGTACCACGGATAACTTCAGTCACATCCTTGTTTTGTCTGAGTACTTCCAGAATGTCTGTTGCAATTACACTACCGTTGATTGATGCGAAATTAAGACGTGCTTTCAGCTCGTCATTTACGATTGTCTTCATACTTGTTTGATTTTAATTATTAATTGGTGATTAGTTATGATTCTTGTTATTTCCTCGCTGTTTATCAGGTGTAGGAATACCCCGCCACCGTTTAGGTGACACAGCATACGATGTTTAGTATTCATTAACATATAACACCGTTTTGAAGCGTTGTGAGAGGTTGTGAGGAATTGCGGGTGGTTAGAATGGTATGTCGTGGTAACCCACCCAATTGCCGTTCTTGTCGTAGTTGAGCGGGAACAGCTTCTTTTGGCACTCAGGGCACATACCCGATATGATTGTCTCACGCTCGGGCATATTCAGATACGGGAAGCAGTTCTGTGCTGGACTACGCCCCCTTACTCGTTTGCTGTAATCTTCTTCACGCACATAGATTACAGTGACCTTGCCACACTGGTGACAAAACCGCTCTACCGGATAATTTCTTTCCATTGCTATATCGTATTAAGTTTTTAATTCGTTGTTGCCACCGTACCCCCGCCAAACGGGAGGATAACACCGGGGCATAGCTCACACCCATTGTGTTAAGTGTGAGCTATGCCAGCCGTGTTATGAAGTGGATGCGGCATCCTCACGACGCCAAGAAGTATATTGAAGTAAATTAGAAGCTAATCACATTGTAAATATATTTCACAAAAACAAGACACAAGAATAACGTCATCGTGTCCTCATGTGGTATATTTCGCTCTTCACCGTGCAGCCGTGTTTGTCCTGGGTGAAGCGGTTTACTTGCAGGAACTTTATCGGTACAAGCTTCACCACGGTACGTCCATCCAGTTCACCGCACGTGGCTGTTACGTCACCGATGCGGTTAAGGGCGTCACACTTTTGGCGTACCGATTCTATGTCTTCCCAGCACAATATTCCGACGTAATCCGCCTGAACATCGACGTGGAACACGTCATAGAACAGGACATTATTCACCCTATACTTCACCGTGTTTACGCCCAGATATTTCTGGCGCGAGTGTATGTTGAATGTATTAGGCTTTGCTTTACACGAACGTTTGACACGTCCAAGCTGGGAGATGTAGTCTCCCACGCAATATGTTTTGTAATCCATGATAGCTTATTATTGTTGTTTGCACACACCGGAGGAATCGAACCTCCGGGCTATGCCGCACCACCGGATAAGAGGTATCCGGTATGTTCACCGTGTGTGGGTAGGTTACATTATGCCACTTCCGCAAGTACCTGAACTTGTTCCGTTTCCGTCTTAGCTTCCACCGTGGTTTTCGCCGTAGGTTTCGCCTTAGTTTTGGTGGTTTTCTTGACTTCCTTAACTTCGGCTACCTTAGCTTCCTTGTTCTCTTTATCAGCATCCACCAAAGCTTTAGAAATCAGCGTATCAATATTTAACAATTTCCATGCGCTTTCAGCCACTTTATAGCAATGCGCTTTCAGTTCCTTGTTTGTTGTGAAATCTTCACGCACCTTTGACTTTGGGGTAAGTCCGACTTTCCCCTCAACCAAGTCCAGATTGTATTCGGCTGTATCAAAGACCTTTTTTCCTGCAAGGTACATAGCGACGTCGAAGCGGTCTAAGTTTCTGAACAAGTTACCGCTTTTCAAGCTCTCATGCGAACATTTCTCAATCTCAAACTTCATTTTCCACGTGTTGAAATACATGGATTTCCAAGCGTTAAGAAGCTCGTCCTTTGTGGGGACAGCTTTTGCCGCAAACAATTCTACTCGTTTGAGCACAATAAACCTGTCGGATTTCTTGTCACGTAAAACTACGTTGGATAACGGCATAGCTTCGATTAATCCCAGGAATTGTACTGTGGTTAATACACTTACATTCTGAGAATCTACGTTGTTATTAACCGTTGAAGTTGGAGCGATTACTGAAAAATTAGACGCTGCTGTTGTTGATGTTGTTGCTTTCATAATAGTACAGTTTTTACTTTGGCGACATTACCAAAGCATATTTGTTCATAAGGAAAGAGTCGAACTTTCCTCATGAATCGTCGTACTATGTACGTTGTATCAGGATAGCGTAAAAATTTGCTTGTTACTCTGCATTTGAAAACTGAAATATATTTTACGTCCGTTTACAGAGTAACGGAAAAACAGACGTATAAAAATACATTCAGCCAAACGAAACGGATTATTCAATAAGCGAACGTTTCGTTTTATGTGAGTGAAATTTAATTCAGCTTACTACGGTTTCAGCCTCACAATGCAAAGTACTTATCTTTGCGGGTGACTTTCTACAAAGTTCTTTATTTGTTCCGTTTCGTTTCCGTTTGCGGATAAAGAACCTTTTCAAGTCGATAGTAAAAATTAGAAAGAACGATTTTTTGCTTTTGCTTTTGTCCTCTCTCGTTTCCGTTTGAGAACACAACAACAAAACGAAATATTTATAGAACAACCAAATAAAAAGAGAAATATTTTCTATCAATATCGAAGGTAAACCCCTTAAAATCAATTCTGTACACCTACGCGCGTAGGCAAAAGGATAAATAACTGTAAATCAATCAGTTATAACAAATGAAAATTTCTTCGATTTTTTTTGTTTTTGCCAATTAGTAGTTTTTGAACGAAAATAAGCTTATAACAAATTGATACATAAAGATATAAATTGATACAATTAATTGTTAATCAGCGATTTAACACTGGTTAATATGAATGATAGTAGTTTCTAAAACAGTGATTTTAAGGTTGTTTTTTAGTTTCTTCTTTCAATCTGATAGTAGTTAATCAATTCAATCCTTACTTTGTGTAAAAGTAAGGATTATAACTACATGATTATCAATGATATAATAAATTTAAAAAGAACGAGGTGGGTGTTTGGGCGACTGCGGATGCCAAACGCGCCCCATGGGGAATTACCCAAGTCCAACTTTAGTAATAATTTTAAGAAGATAGACGGAAAATGAAGTGTTAAACCGTATCAATACTGAAGGGGTGAACAGTAGGTGCCGGAAAATGATACAATCGTTATAGAAAGGCATTTATAGTTTGACAAGAAATAAACTGTCTATCCCAGTACTATCTATTTGAAAGCTAATAATCCGGCTTTTAATTATTGATAGAACTGAAAGTGGGAGTTGAGATACTAAAATACTCTGCCAAAGCGGTGTTGAGTAAGGCGTAAGAGAAGGGAAGCCTTTACAGAAAGAGAAAGTTGTGCTTCTATATATATAAATAGGTGTAAAGCTATCAATTCAATACTACCTGTTACATTGCAAGGAAATGGCTGCGAAGTATTGATAGGCGCGTGAATGTCCCTTTCTCGTAGTGTTTAACCATTTATTAATATTAAGTGGTGTAACTGTTAAACCGAACCTGATTTTTCAAAGAGGGCTGGAAGAGGGAGCTATATTTTTCTTTATTCCTTATTTTCTGTTGTTCAATATATTGCCACTTGTCTATCTATCAATACTCCGCAAATCCGGAGCGCTCTCTTCTATAAGGTTCATTAACATTTGTGACGCAAGAAGCTTGTGTGCGTGTTATCCGGGACATTAATATTGCAAAACTTCCAGATAGCACCTATATAGTTATGGGGGATAAAAAAAAGGAAGACTTACCGCAATGGCAGCCTTCCTTCCGGTTGGTTTTATCAAGCGGTTAATTACGCTTGAATAATTTTGACTTTCTTGCAGCCTTTTTTCTTTCGATGAAGGCTTCGATCATCCCTCTTCTTCTTAGGAAATACTTGATTCCTTTTGGAGTCACATAAACGGTCGGGCCGAACTCTGTGGTTGAACTGGGATAGCGAGTCTCAAGTATCCGCATTTGAGTTGATCTTCTCGTCGGGAAGTTGCGGTCGCTTTCTCCTTTCTTGTGCACGTAGCCGTTTTCACGGAAAAATTCATAGAGCTGGTTTCTGCCGATGTTGCATCCGTTGCTTACCAGAAAATCTGAAAACATGGTAACCGGGATGCTGTCTGAATTGTGGCGAACGGATTTTCCAAACTCAGCGTCCGGGACGAGCTCTTCCACTTTATTTTCCAATTCCTTGATTTTTTTGCTGAACAGCGTTTTTTCTTGTTCGTTTAAGGACACAGTACCTTTCAAAAGAAGTTCCTCAATCTTTTTATTGCACCAGTAAGCAAATTCAGCGGACAGCCATCTTGCAAATTCCATCGCATAGTCGCGATGCATCCAAGTTCCTTGAATACCATTACCTCCATTCATAACTATCAGTAAATCACCCGTAGTGCATTTTTGTACTTGTGTTAAAAACTGCAAATAGTTTTTTGCTTGCTGAGTTCTAAGCCAAAGTGCAGGCTTTTTGTTCTCTCCAAAAGGTTTTGCCATCTCCGTGGCATTGACCATTACATTTTTACCTTCCGTGAGAAATGTAACGTTCGTGTTTTCATACTTGAAAATCACTTCATTTGTAATCATAATGCAATTGGTTTTGATATTATACAAAAGCATCTGCGCTATGGGCGATAATACGCCCACAACTATCAATCAATTAATTTAGCTTTCTGAGCCGGTCGTTTCTACTCTCTTGCCGATGCTGGCGTTCACATAGAAAAACAGTTTCTTGCCGTCGATGTAAGGGGTGTAAACCTCGAACCCGATTTGCTTTGCATACTTGCCAACTCCTGATTTGGTTGCCAGTTTCCCGGTTTCAGACTCGAAATACTCTGCCATTTCCTCATACGTCATTCTTTTTTTCAGTTCCATTTTCTTCTTCTTTATTTAAGTTACTAATAAGGGTTTCTTAGGTATAGGAGTGCGGATTATGGGAAAGTTGATTTTAGGTTGAACTTTATTGGAAATAAACACTAATGCTTTTATTTGCCCGTTACACCTTCTACTATCTCTGAATCCACACCTATTATTATATAGTGCTACCACTTTAGCTTCTTGTTGCAAGTCATCCCTTACATCAGGTTGCTACTAAGTGTTTATCAGGTATAGGAAAACGGGCTGCGGGAAAGTTGATTTATGGGTGAGATTTTATAGTTAATAAATGCTAATGGCAAATTTAACTGTGAGCTCGGGAAAGTCAGAGAAGTTTGCAGTCTTTCTTTTGGGGATGCTATTCTGAATTATTATTTCATCGAAACTTCCAAATAGCACCTATATGGAAGTATCTTATAGAATGGTGAGCCTTTATTTGTGTTGTGTATTCTTCTCTTTTGAGGCACACCGCAAACTTGTGAATGGTGCCAATTTAGAATTATTTATACATTTCCCCTGTTCTTGCTGTCAATACTGCAACAGGCAATTCCATATCAATATCCTATCATTCCAGCTTATCGTCTTAATCTGGATTCCTCTCGTCGCTTTCCCTCGTCGAAGATCAGAGCGAATGATTGGTTGCGGTTGGATGCGTTCAGGCTTCCCCGGTCGATTCCCTGCGTTTTTAGGGGGCGGCGTTTTAAAGGGTGAAACTGATGCTTAGTTGCTCTGGGAATCCTCCTGAATCTTGCTTTTCGGGAGTATTTCTTTCGGGTATTGATAATGAAATCTCATTTAATTCTCTGAAAATAAGCCTTGTATTCTTGCTTTTGCGGATTCTTTTCAATATCTTTGCTTCCACTTCGAGGACATAAGCCTTTATGCCCTTAAATTGTTACATTCTTTATTTAACTATTTTAAAGCTCATATTTCAATTTTATACTCCGGGTGGATAACTTTATCGTTTCATGGATTAAAATTCAACCACAGGCTTTAAAAGCGGAAAATCCGGCATATTAATCTCTATTTATACTTCCTATGCTTTCTACTTACCCTTAAATTCCCTTTTTAGCTTCATATCGGGACTTTCTCCTGTTATACCTGGTGAACGGATGGTTTGGTGTCTTATGGCGCCCCTAACGGTTATCTTCGGGGTACTAGCCGGGATTTTATGCTTCAATACCCTTTGTTGCAGGTATGTGTCATGGCTTCAATCATAAACGTAATCCTTTCAGAACAGGTTGGCATAACCCCAGTAATATGCCAATACTCTAAGAAACCCTTAGTACCCCTTAAAAATCAAACGAAAATGCGCGAAGCGTATTTTCCAAAGAGCGGATTGGGTATTTAAACGAGCTTTAGCGAGTTTAATTACCCAAGTAGCAAAGAGAGACAACACAAAGCCTTTATTTATATTATTATATTTATCACTCCTATCTTCCCTTAATTTCAAACGGGTCAAAAAAGTACCTGAATCGTGAGAGTTAAGAACCTAATTTCCCAGTTAATCTCTTTCTTTTTTTTTCCTCCAATAGAGCATAACAAAGAGTAAAAGGGTTTGGAAGGTAAGGACGATAATAGCAGTTCCTTCCAGTTTAATTCTTGTTTTTTCAACCTTCAGTAATTGAGATTAAGTTCTGGTATTCCAAGTATGCCTGAAAGTACAAGCAAGTAGCCTTGAAGCAACATCATTACCCCTTTAAGAACATCAAAGTACCGATAGGACTCCCTTTTCTCCCCAGCTAAAACTACCAATTCGTCTTTTTGCAAAAAAAGGCGAGAAAGTATCGTCGCACTCCCTGCCTCTCTTATGCACTCATAGTCCGAAAAGCAAAAGGGCGTCCTGCAAGCTTCAACTTAACAGGATGCCCCTTAAAACGAGTCATAATCCCAATAATCACGGTTATGGTTTATGTCCAGGTTTATTTAACCGGCAGATCAGGAAAGGGAAATTTCATCCCGCTATAATGGTTCCCATATTCTTTCAACGCTTCAAGATATTCTGGCTTTACACTTCGTAACGACCGTTTTCTTTTAACAGTAAGCCATTCAAAGAATTCCTTCAACGCATTGTAGTTGCAGGTAGCCCCACAGATCTTAACAAGATTATTATATCCAATGATATTTCGCCTATAAATCGTCCCCTCAATATCTTCCGGTGTTTTTAGTATAAGATGCAGATAGTGCAAATTATTTACATCCCTATCAAAAGCATCCGCTTCCATATTCGTCTTATCCAAGAATGCCTGTTTTGTCCGGAAACTATAAGTGTGATATTTGACCAGGTATTCAATTTCAGAGATATGCATCAACAGACAAATCTCATCAGGTGTCAGCAAGTAGGAGGAACCCGGGTAGAACTTCACGTATGGAGTCTCTAAACGATACACCTTAGAGTAGCCTCTGATTGTGGAAATCTCATAATCGCTCACATCCCGTATCAAACGTCCTTCAGCATTCAGCTTTATCAGGAAGTCCCTGATGCGTTCATAGTGGACAGTCGCAGCACAGACTTTAAGCAACCTCCTGTATGCTATCTTGTTCAGAGTATATGTCACACCTCTTCCATTTATACTTTTAGTAACCTCTAACAGTCCCAGTGCTTCCAATTCATTTATGCATCCGTCGAACTGCCGCACATCCATATTCATCCTGTTCACATACTCATTTTTGGACCAATTGGTATTGTAGTTCCCTCTGCGCAAGAACTCAATATCTGCCATGTGCATCATAAAATAAACGGCCTCGTTGCTCATCAAATAAGCAAATTTGGGATAGCCTTTTATAAAACGTATTGTTTTTTCTGTTGTCATTTTCTTATTGTCATTTAATTGGGTTTGAAATCATGTTATTCATTTTTAGTTACTTAGATTTCCTTTTCTTGCATCTGATTAAGTGCGACTGCCTGATTATTGCCCGTCTGGTAGGAATGCAGCTTCCTTCACTCAACCCCGCATGAAGTAATGTACTTTCCTTTATACCGACAATATTCTCATCCAGCGTATCATAAATAGCGGATATGCTGCCGAAATAATAATCCCGCTTCTCAAAAATCAGATGCACGTGTATGACCTTTATTATCCTCATCTTTTCTTGGTTGAGCAGCTAATTGGAAATATATTTTCGTAAAACTTCCAAATAGCAGCTATTTGGTAATTTCCCCCCTCATTATCTCCTTTACCCTGGCACCACACCATTCACCCGCTTCGGGAGAGAGCCACGCGGCATACGCCACCGCCACTTCCGAATACATCCACGTACCGTTAATGACACCGCCCCGGCGTACGATGACAAGCGATTCCATGCGTATCCTCCTTGTTCCGGAAACCTGCCTGACAAGCTCCTTCGCCTTTTGGGTAGCCAGCCAGCGGCACGGTTGCCAGGCTCTGCCGAAGGTTTTGCCTATTTCACTGACGCATACCAGCACGGTTCTTTCACCGACTACCATCGGAACCCGCGTCCCGTTGAAGTCCAATATCCTTAGTTCAGCCATGGCTCTAATCACAGGATATGGTTCCGTCACTGATAAGTTCGTTCAGCTTTTCCGCGAACCAGTTCGCCAGCTTTTCGTTTGCCCATCTCAGGTATTCCATCGCCACAAAGGCTTCGAGCCATAGTTCTACACTGCCGTCCACTTTGCGCACCTCATGAATGAGCTTGTCCGGCCTGCATCCCATCTGTTTGCAGGTAAGGTCAAGAAATTCCTTCACGCTTCTCTTGTTCATCCATACCTTTGGTTGCACATCCTTTCTTAATGATTCAGCCACCTGTGCCACGTCCAGCATCAGCTTGTTATCTTCGATATCCATTTCAAAACGGACACCGCTGTCTTCTATCAAATTCAGTTTCATATTCTTATATTATATAATGTGTTGATAATAGGATGCCCCGCAGCCCCTGAAAGACCGCAGGGGCATCCTTGTTTATTTCCCGATGATGCCGAACTCTCCGAATATCCTTAAAATCAAGGGTATATTCTTCACATTCAGCCACTCACGGGCTACGTTCCAGGCAAGCGACTTTGAAAAGTCGAAGTTCTCTTCCGTCAGGGTATGGTGGGATAACCGCCCTTCCGTCGGCTTGAGCCCCCGGTCATGCAATTCACACAACCCGTCCTGAAAGAAGACACAGCCTTCCGGAGTCTGCATCACCTGCACCATGGGCACGGGAAACGGTAACTTACCCAGTACCATCCCCACGCCCCATGCCGTCACTGCCAGCTTATCCTTATACCCGGCTTCGATCAGTGCCCAGATGTCCTGCGGCGTACCCAGGCACGGGGCACGCCTGCATTGGTTCCGGCAGGAAGCGCACCGGCAAGCCACAGGTTCACGTCCGGTTATCCGGATGATTTTCTCCGTCGTTGTTTCCGATATATCATTCATAGCCATTTATTTAAGATGTTTCCTGTTCCAAAGCTCGATGATAAACTCCCGTCCGTCCTGTGTCCAGCGGCGTACGCCACCCATCTTGTACGACTTACCCTTGGCATTCGTCCAATAGTACGGTACTTCACACTGGAGTGCGGAGTGGAACCCCGGTACCACCCATTGTCCTTTCTCCTTGCGGATAATCCCCTCATCCTCAAGGAACCGGTTGAGCATACTGGGCGTTACCTGCAACTCATCGGCAATGGTGGTTGTCTTGAACCAGTCACGGTCTTCGATGAAACGGTTGTAGAACTCCACCTTGTGCCGGCTCTCCGCCAGTTGCTTCTGCTGGTTGGCAGCCAGCAACAGGGCTTCCTCAAAGGTCTTTGGAACCGGGAAGTTCTCCGCAGGCGCATCCGATTGCTCACCACGCGGATGATGAGCGGACGGTGCTTCGTGCAGTGAAACGGCGCCATGTGTCATCAGGTCACCGATACGCTCGTTGCACCAGATGGAGAACTCCGGGGATAGCTCCCGGGCGTATTCGACGGCTAACTCTTCCTGCATCCATGTCCCGCCGGCTGTTCCCCGGTTGGTAATCACCTGTTCATCCAGGGAGACTGACTTCCCTTCATTGACAAGTGAGTGGCGGAAGCGTTTCGTGGAAGCCTTATGCAACCATTCCGCCGGCTGTACGTCGAAGCATCTTGCCATGTTGGTGGCATTTATCATCGCCTTGCCGTTCGCTGTTTTGAAGGTTACCGGGTGATCCCCGTAGTTGAACACCACCGGCACCTCTTTCAGAACAGCTTCGATATCACTGTTCAGTCTGCCTGCCCATGTCTCCAGTTCCCCGCAAAGCTTTCTCATCTGCGAGTTTTCCTTCTTCACCAGATGCACGAGCTTGCGTATGTCACGGGGGACGATAGCCCACAGCGGCTTGACGCCCGTCAGGAAGACAATCTTCGTTGCGGACGGGCACAGGTCCATCGCTTCCTTCGTCTCCATCATCACCGGGCGCTTGATAATCTTACACAGGTCATACAGGCACAGCCATACGCGCCCGTCCTCTCTCGCTATTCTGACGGGGCGGTTTCTGAACTCCACCTCGTCGTATTTCAGTTGTTTGTCATTCATTTCCTATTTCCTTTCTTTTTTGGTTTGGGGGAATTTAGTTTATCCGCGATGGCCTGATATTTTTTCGCCATCACTTTACGGCTGTGGTAAGTCCTTTTCTCACCGCACAGCTTGTCATACTCGGCCAGTCTGAGATTATCCCAGTCTTCTTCCTCCAGCTTGACGTTATTGTTTTCGCGTCTGTAATAAAAACCTCCGGCGGAGATATACTTGCCTGAACAGGCGAACGAGACTGACTGTGGTTTGACATACGTCAATTTGGACGCACCCTGCATGGAGCCGACTCTGGATATAAATCTCCCTGTCCCGTCGAAAATCAGCACCCTTTGAGCCGACTTAAACGAGTTATTACCCATTTTCTTTATCTATTAAATTATAGTTGTTCCTTCGATAATCGGTCCTTAGCCATCAGGATTAAGAAGGTATCCGATAGGACGATACCCCTGAGTAACATGTCTGACATGCGCTCCATCATATACACCCCGAAGGCGGAGTCGATGTAAGCGACGAACAGCAGGGCTAAGGCATAATCAATTAATTGGTGCCCGTTCGGGGCGGTGATGAACATATCTTTATCGGAAAGTGAATATGCGTCACGGACGGCATCAATCCAATGTGCGAACGCCATCCTGAAACCTTGTACGGAATGTACGCCGGGGTCGCCTTTGTTCTTGATGTAAAGAAACGCGTCAAAATACTCGCATCCGTCTCCCCGCACCGTAAACAACAGTTCGGGAAATTCCCGGTAGCGAATTTCATACCGGGAAAAGTCTGATTTTACGTTAGTCATAATTGTAAAAATTATTATTTAAAAAATAACATCCTACAAATATATCTCTTTACTTGCTAAAAAAATCATCTTATAAATTGTCTGATTCTGATTACAGAGGTATTTAAAGCGATATTTCCGAACTTTTAAACGTTGTTTTTACAATCAATTTACTGTAAATATAAATTTTCTCTTAAAACATTGATTTACCTGTCGTATTTACAAAATCTACCTATCAATACTCATTTTGTAAAGAAAACTTTCAAAACCATTCTTCCCCTATACCTTGTTAAATAATTCTAAATCTATGCATGTAAACACAGAAGGCTCGTTTAACCGCGAGTTATTGGAAAGCATCTTCCGCACCTCGAAGAAAACCATACAGGAATATGTGCGTGAGATCGAACGCAACAACCGATACAAATCCGTCCGGGGAAACGTGGTACAGGGCACGGTGCTGGATGACCGCAGCCGTTTGATTGACCTTTACGACGCCTGCCTGCAACAGGACGCCCATATCCGCTCGGTGCTTGAGACACTGGAATCACAAATCCTCGGCGACCGCTATATGCTGGCCCGCATGAACGAGAAAGGAAAGTATGTCAAGGACGTGGAAGAGACGCGTAAAATCCAGGGCACCCAGTTTGACAAGATCATCCGGGGCATCGTGGAAGCCAAACTCTACGGCTACACCTTGCTTGAAATCATGCCGGAGGTTGATTCCCGCACGGGAAAGCTGGCGGAGGTGAACATCGTCGAGAGGCGTAACGTGCTTCCGGAGCAACGTACGGTCGTCAAGCGCCAGGGTATCTGGCTCCCGAACTGGAACCTGGACTCCCGAACTTACCGCCGGAATTATATCCTTATCAATTCCGGTGACTTAGGGCTTTTCTCGGCAACTACGCCCCTGATTCTTGCCAAGAAGTTCACCGTGGCGAACTACGTGAATTTCAGCCATACCTACGGGCAGCCCATCATTGTGGGAAAGAGTGTGTCGGAAAGCAACACCGACCGCAAAAGGCTGGCGAATGAGATTGCCAACGCCGCCCAGAACAAGGTCGTCGTTACAGGGTTGGAAGACGAAATCGAAATCAAGGCTTTCACCATGTCCAACTCGGAGAAAATCTACACCAGCCTGATCGAGTTCGTCAATAAAGAGGTAGCCAATCTGATTCTGGGTTCCGAATCCATGGCGGGCGGGATGCAGAGCTATGTCGGTTCCACCAAGGCGCATCAGGATATTTTCCGGGAGCGTATTGAAGTATATCGCCGCTACATCGAAAACATATTTAACGAAGAGGTCTTGCCGCGCCTGGTGGCAATGGGCTATATCAGGGACGGTCTGGAGTTCAAGTACTCCAACCGCATCGAGATGAATAACGAGGACCGCATCAAGCTCTACGGGCTGATTACCGACAAGTATGAAGTGGCTCCGGACGAAATCGAGAAAGAGTTCGGTATCATTGTGGGAAAGCAACTGAACCTACTGGAAATGGATATGGGAATGGACAAGGAGAAGAAAGGCAATACCCACGACAGGCACATCATGTCCGAGGAAGAGTATTATCGCAGGTACGGTCACGGACGAAGCAGCGACGTGGCGTCTTTTCTGATGGGGAGCGACTAAGCGGGAACCCGCTCCCCGACATGGAGAACGTATCCGCCGCCCGAATCGAGTTGAAAGAAGACGGGGCGAAGGAGGAATACCCGCTTATCCTTGCCGTCTTCCGTCGCCTGATGGATTCACTGGAAGACAGCGCCGAATCATGGCATATCATGGAAGAGATCATCATGCTGCGTACCGCTTCCCTTTACTCCCGCGTACTGGAAGGTCTGAAAATGGACTTTGACAGGGCGCTGGAACTATTGAGGAACCATAACGACTTCACCACTTTACAGGGCAAGGAGAAGCGGGACATATTGGTAGCCGCCATCGACAACCTTGTGGAGTTTGCAGCGGCAGAAGAATATGCCATGATGGATGATATTCTCAAATATTCAGAAGATGAAGGCTTTGAGGATTACGAAGGCATCTGTGAAAAGTATAACCTGACGTATGCGGAAACAGAAAACGAACAGGTACTGTTTGCTGCCGGAATAGCCGGATGGTGGATAGACCAGTCTTCCGATGCATTGATTACCTATATGACACAGGGTGACGAACGGGTGCGGGAGAGCCATCAGGTCCTCGAAGGGCTTACTTTCACTAAGAGCAATTTCCCCTCAGACCTTATCCCGCCTATTGACTGGAGATGCCGGTGCTACCTGCTTTCAGACGGCAATGAAGTTTTTGTTTCCGCTTCCCTGAAGACTGACGCTGATTACCGGAAGAAGGTTAATCCGGTCTTTGCGGAAAGCCTGGCAATGAAAGGCAGAATCTTCTCGGAATCTCACCCTTATTTTACTTCCGCCTTCAGAAAGAACCGGAAGGTACAGACAATCATACGAAAACTAAAAAACAAACTCCTATGTCGGAAATAAGCCTTGCAGAATTTTGTGCGCAGTGGGTCCCGGCGCCCGGCAGACAATCCCTGACGAGCCGGCTGGCTTACAACGCCTCGGAGTTCGCCACCACAGCCGGTGCCTTCTCCCGGCGTTTCTTCCGGATGTCCTTCGCACAGGGTGGGTTCTATGCCAGTGGCAACCGTTGGCAGACACGTACCTCCAAATGGGGCAAGAAGTTTACCCACCCCGTTATGATTGACACGGGCAAGCTGAAAGAGAGCATCGAGGGCGTTTTGAAAGACAAAGACCACGGCTCCCTGATGAAGATGCATGAGTTCGGCTTCAAAAGGCAGTATGTTTATGAGATAGAAACCAATGAAGAAAGCTTCGTGGAGAAAGGAAAGAGAGGGCGCAACAGGAAAGGCAAAGGGTATGCGGCCATTCACAACACCGATGAGAAGCTCACCCCTTATACCGTGAACCAATACTCCACCCGCAAGCCCGTCCAACGGCAGTTCATCGGTTTTTCCGACAGGCTGGATGACTATATCCATGAACATTACGTACCTATCATCTTCAAGAAATTCCCATGATAAAAGACAAAGAAACCAAGAAAGACACCACAGAGGTTATTCCCGTCGGAAAAGAGGTTGTTATCCCGGAAGAGGTATCGGAAAACCCTTTTGTGAATATGTACGAAGCGGTACGCCGGACCTTGCTCACCCTGCGTGAGAACCCGGAAAACCCTGTAAGTCCCCCTTACTTCAAAACAATCCGGATGGACAACGGGCAGTTTGAACGGATTATCCGCTCCGACAATATGGAATACGAGACGGCGTTCCCGGCTGTATTCATCCATTTTACCAACGTCCGCTATCTGGTGCAACAGCAACGGCTCGGGGAAGGCAGGGCGACGATGCGTATCAGGTTCATCCTGAACAATCTGAACAACAGTGATGACGGGATGGAGTGCGAGCCTTTCCGTATCTTCCAGCGTATCAATGTGGCTATTCAGGACGCTAAAAGTTACGAGCCTGCCCTGAACGAACGCTGCAACCTTCTATATTTCGACATGCCGACCACCTCGAATATGCTGCAAGCTTACTGGGTGGATTACGAGGTATGGTTCAGGGAGTCTTCCGCCTGGAAATACCGCAAATGGGTGGAGAGGTACGTGGTCATGCCACCATTCACCAACCACGATGACGCGCCGAAGCACGATGAAGAGAACCACGGTAACCACAAGACACCTGGCTACGGCGAGGTTTCCGGCTTTACAGGTGCCGGTGAAAGGTTGGAAAACAGATAATAAACTCTTTGTGCCTAATACTCCTATACTTGGAAAAAGCCTAAACTAAACCGACCTTAACCTGAACTATGAATATCAACGACCTTCAACTTGTTACCGGAGAAGCCAGGCCCGGCGAGGCGGCATCCATCCGGTTCTTCGGCAAGGTGACCGCCCAGTCCACGGCGCGGTTCAATGAAGAGTTCGAGTACCTCGAAACGGTCATCCGCCCGTCGCTTATCAGAGTGCTGATTAACAGCGAGGGCGGCTCCGTTTTGCACGGTATGACAACTTATGCCACCATTCAGAACTCCACCATAGACACCGAGTGTGTCATCGAGGGCATGGCGGCGAGCATGGGCTCGGTACTCTGGGCAGCCGGAAAACGCTCCCTGATGCGTGACTATTCTATTCTTATGATTCACAATCCGTTCTTGCCGTCAGCGGAAGAAGGAGAAGCCTCGGAGCTTGTCAAGGCGTTCACCCGGCAGATTGAAACGATTTACCGCAAACGTTTTTCCCTTACTGCCGAACAAGTGCAAAGTATCATGGCGGGGGAAACCGGGAAGGACGGTACCTACTTTGATGCATCACTGGCAGTCAGTGCCGGTATCATACCGGAAAAGAACATCCTGCACACCAGCCCCCAGCTCTGTGAGAAAGTAAAGAACAGCATTTCGGGGCTGGAAGACGCAGGGGATATCCAGAACGTAATGAGCAAAATAACCGCAGAAGCCGGTAACCATCCTACTCCTGCACAACAGAACATTAACCTGAATACTATGAACGAAGAAAGAACCATTCCTTTTGAACTGGGTGCGGTGGCGGCAAGCCTGGGCATCAAGGACAAATTCGAGGTAACGGATGTCATGTCGCGTATCTCCGCGCTGATGAACGTGGAAGCGTCCCTTACCGAGGCCAACCGTAAACTGACGGACGCGCAGACAGTGATTGCCGGCAAGGACGCCAGCATCGGCAACCTGCAAAAGGACCTGGCCGAGACGGTAGCCAAACTGAGCGTATTTGAAAAGAAAGAAGCCGATGAAAAGAAAGCGCGTATCGACAAGCTTGTCGAAGATGCCGTCACAGCGGGCAAGATTGAAAAAGAGAACAAGGAGCAATGGGTGGAAATGGCGGGCTCCAATTACGAACTGGCCGAAAAGACACTGGCATCCATCCCCGCCCGTGAGAAGATCACCCATGAGATTGCCACCGATCCGGACAATGTGCAGGCGGCTAAGACGGCAGCCAAGACAGCGGAAGAGAAGATGGCGGAAAAAGTGAACGCCGTTGTCGGTGAGAGCTTCGAGTTCAAGAAGATGTCCTGACAACCCATTATCCCATTAACCTAAACCTTAAAACTATAAAACATGGCAGAAGCAGCTAATACGGTTTCCTTTCTCCAGAACGGCTACAACGGTGAAGTACTCGAAGACTTGCTCACCTATACCGCGCAGGGAAACGATACCTTTAAAGAGGGGCTGATACACATCAAGAGCGGTATCCAGCACAAATACACCTTGCCCAGCATCCGTCTGGGCGATATCATCCAGGACAATGTTCCCACCCCCACCAGCAGTCACGGTGCCAAGGGCGAAAACGGGGAGAATGAGTACGAATTTACAGAGCGCTACCTGATTCCGCAGGATTTCATGGTGTATCTCGAATTTAACCCTCGCGACTACGAGAAGTATTGGAAATTCGCACAACCCGAAGGTAACCTCGTCTTCCGTGAGCTCGACCCGAAGATTCAGGCCACGATGCTGCGCCTACTGATTGACAAAAAGAATGAGTACATCGGTAACGCTATCTGGACAAGTGCCAAAGGCGGTTCAGCGGCAGCGGGGATTACCTGTCCGGCAGATTCCATCATCATCGGCAGGAACAAGGAGAAGTACTTTGACGGAGTGGTCAAGCGCATCATCGACAACATCAACGCCACCGACAAGGAAACCATCGCGGGCGGTCAGTGTGTGCTTGCGGGCAATACCGAACTTCCGGACGGGGCAGCCGTGGAAAAAGCGCTCTACGGTATGTGGAAGAAATGTCCCAAGCAGATCCGCAAGAAGGCCGGACTTACATTTGTAATGAATTTCGAACAGTGGGATGCATACGACCAGTATGTCAGTGACAAGATGGTGAAGTACTCCGAAAATACGGAAATCAACCGTTACCGCTTCAAGGGAAAACGCATCCTTCCGCTGGTAGGCATCCCCGAGCATACAATTGTCCTGGGAGAGTTCACTACCGGCATGGACTCGAACTTGTGGATGGGTGTGGATTACGCGAACGACACGGAAGTGTTGAAAGTGGACCGCCTGCAAAGCAACTCGGAGCTGTTCTTCTTCCAGATGCGTATGAAAATGGACGTGAACATCGTACGTCCCGCAGAGATTGTAGTACACACCGCTTACAAGAAGACGCCTACAGCCTGACAACCTTACTCTTAACTCTATGGCAGGGGAATAGGAATGACCTGTTCCCCTTTTTTAAAACCTTAAACCTTACCCTTGACTATGGCAAAACAAATCAAACCGGAAGGAGAACTTACCACCGTACAGGAACCGGAAGTAACCAAGCCGGAAACCGTAACCAAAAACGAACCCAAAACCGAACCCAAACCGGAGGCATACGTACTTTCCGTATTGCAGGCGTTTCCGAATTATGAGCAACTGTATGTAGACAAACAGGGCGGCGTCTATGCCCCGGACACACCGGAGCACCTGCGTGAAATGGCCACCCTCTACAAGAATCCTTATTTCATCCAACCTTAACCCTTAAATCTGAACATCCATGTTAGGAAACGTATATATCAAGGACACGGACGGCAATATCCCTTACACGGGGGCAACCGGCAACGAGAAAGTTACGGGGTTGCTGTTTGACGTGTCCCTGCAACCGGAACTCTTTACTGCCGGCTACGGGAAGAATAACGAGAACAACGTCAAACTCAACGACGTGCTTTATGTCACTAGCCGTAAATCGGCCATTAAAGATTTCGGTATCATCCAGCGGGTGAAGGCTACCGAAGACGAAGAGAACAACGTGAACTTCTTCCACGGCATCCCGTACTACCATATCTCCGAGTTCTTCCGTTTGTCGGGCAACATCGACGGCAACGGCAGGCTGTATGTGATGTTCGCCGACTGTTCCGCCGGCTGGGACGCGGTGGATATCATGCAGCGTGCGGCAGGCGGTACTATCAACCAGCTCGGCATCTGGACGGAACAGCCGCAATGGAAGCTTAACGGCGCCGAGGAAAAGTATAACCTGAACCTCGTCAAAGGTATCAATGACAAGGCGGTGGCTTTGGCAGAACAGAACCAGCCGCTTTCCGTCATCCTGGCAGCCAACTGTTCCAACACGGGTGCCGATACGGCGGAAGGTCTGAAAGTGGACCTGAATAAAATCCCGACCGCTATCTGTGAATCCAGCCGTACATCGGTCGTATTCGGGCAGGCACATTCAGAACCAGTGTCCACCATGCAGAAATGCAATAAGAACCATACGCCCGTAGGAGTTCTCGGTGCGGCACTCGGCTGTTTGGCACGCGCCAACGTACATGAGTCAATTGCCTGGGTGAAGCAGTTCAACCTGTTCAGTGACGACTTCCAGGCCATTGAGCTGGGCTTCGGTGACATCAACCAGACGGCGCAGGAAGAGTTCATCAGTACGAACCTGTATGAATCACTATCCCCCACACTGCTGGATGACCTGGACGAGAAAGGATACATCTTCCCGATCAAGTATGCCGGGCTGGAGAACGGGATTTACCTCTCCAAAGACCAGACCTGCTCCACGGGTGATTACCGGACGATTGCCCGGAACCGTACCATCAACAAGTCCCGCCGTGCCGTACGCGCCGCCTTGCTGCCTTATGTGAACGCTCCCTTGATGGTGAATCCGGCAACCGGACTGCTTGCACCTTCCAAGATTACCGCCTTCAGGACATTGATTTCCGACGTGCTTGCCAAGATGCAGACGGCACAGGAGATTTCCGGTTATGCGGTGACGATTGACGCCAACCAGAACGTGCTTCTCAATGACACGCTGCGTATCGGCTATGTGCTGGTTCCTGTGGGCGTGGCTACTAAAATCTATGTGGAAGAAGGCTTGTCCCTGACAACGAAATAACCTAACCTGAAAAACAAATACTATGGCAATAATCAATAACGTAGCCTATTCCTGGAGCATGATTACGCTCGCTTCCACCGCCCTTGGAATTGACGAGGGAAGCACGACACTCGAAGGTGTTTCCGGTATCAAGTGGAATAAAAAGAGGAAAATCGAATCAAACTACGGCATGGGCGGGCGGCCCGTGTCCCGTGGTTTCGGGAACCTTACCTATACGGCATCCATAACGATGGACTATGCCACCCAGCAGATGCTGCGCTCGACTTACGGCAGCTTGATGGACATCGGGGAATTCGACCTTATCATTTCCTTTGCCAACCCGATGGCATCGGATGACTGGACGACAACCACCGTAACACTGAAAGGCTGTATCTTTTCCGAGGATGCGATGGAGAGCCAGCAGGACGATACCAACATCACACACGAATATGACCTGAACCCTTTCGATATCGTTATCGGTTCGTGAAGTGTACTCTAACAGTATAATTAACCGCATCATTCAGGTGCGGTTTTATTTTTTCATAGGGCTTACCTTATGCATTTATACTTTATATGTAATCCCCTTCAATAAATTAAGTCTTAAGAAATATCTTAGTATACCCTAAAACGGATAAAAGAAATTTATTTATTTTATCTTGGACCCATTTGATAAATGATAAAAGACCTACTCCCAATAATCCGAAGATTAAGGACATGGCATTGAGAAATTCTGCATATTTTTCCCAGAAGAAAAACATAAGTATGATAATCACAGAAAGAATTAGAATGTAAATGACCTTACTTATTGCTTTTACTCTCTTTTGAAACAATGTGATAAAATCTCTCATGTTGGCAATTTCTTTATTATCCGGAAGACCTTTGGATATGATAATAATATCCATTGCCTTCATTGATAGACAAACCAAAAAATCATTCCGAGAAGAAAATAAATTTATATTATTTGAGATTCTACTATATAGGTCATCAAAATGTTCTACAGAAATAGCGAAATTTAAGAAATCTTGAAACACTATTACGATCTCATACAGATTGTCGTTACTTTGGAAATTATCATCTAAGATATTGGAAAATGTTTTATTAATACTTAGATGTTCTGCTTTTTTTGTAGTTCTCGCGCCTATTGCTTCTTTTATCCAGGTTCTATCTATTTTGTAACGGACGATGCCTAAAGTTAGTATGAATATCAAAAAGTCATCGTTTATCCATAAACTTTCACTCGATGGTTTTTTCCTCGAAAAATCATTGTAGAGTTCTTTAAAGTTCTGCTCATTATTATTTGAAAGAGAATTGATCAAACCAATGTAGGTAGCATCTACGCCTACTATATTATCAACGCAATGCTTGCCATTAAGCAAATCGAAAAACAATCTTATTTTCGGAATCTGCTGTATCTTATTCAGATATGAAACCCTGTTTTCTACAGAAACCATTTCTTTTGTTTTAGTTTGAAGTTTAGAATATCAGGCTGCCAACCGTTAACTTTGCGTAATCGTCCAAGCAAATTGGCAATTAAATCAGAATATAACATTGTCGCTGGAAGCTCTTTAGGAAGAAAACTTCTCCAAGACAAATATGTAAATGAAAATATTTGTTGAGAGATATACTGAATGTCAGTAAAAAGCATATCATTTAGTGCTGATTTGTCGAAATTCCCCTGCGGTGTTCTTATTTTGATTAATATAGGACTGCTTGCCCCATGTCGGTCTGTTTTTATCTCATTTGCACCTAACATTTGCACCAAACAAGAAGTTGAATCGAGAATAATATTCGCACCTCTTAATGGAGTGAATTCGCCTATCTTTTTATTTCCTTTTATAACTCCAGATTGAGAGGCTTCATATAATTTATATGGATGCTTCTTGCTTATGGTAACAAAAGCAAATTGAATTTTAAATTCAGGAAAAGAGTCCATGAGCTTACATATCACTTCAAATTCTATATTTTTTATTGGCTTGAAAATATGAAATATTAGCCTTATAGTATCATTATTCTTCCATCCCTGCAATTCTTGGAGATGCGTAAATGCGTCTTTTAAAGTTTTCAACAACTCATTAAAATATTCAGAATATGGAACATCTTTAGCTTTATTAGATAACAAATATTGCCCATCGCTTGAAAAGAATGTTGTTATTCCAACAACCCTGTTTTTTTCAGACCCTTTGAAGCTGTTATTTCGAATAATACTGTTTCCGATTCCGATAATTAATTCTCTATCAATGGAACGAGTAGAAGGTAAAACCCAAGGTGTGCCACCAAGTTTAGCATATATTTGTAATCCTATTGTATTTAATAAAGCATCGTTTGAATAACGCACTTTACTTTCTACGATAAACTGGAAAGGTATCTCAAGTGTAAGTAATTTAGCTTTGAGCCTATAATATGGATTCTCCTCAATTTTCATTTTTTTGAATGATTCGGGGATTTCCATAATTACCAAATCCGGTTTTGTATTCAATTGAGAAATAATATTATTATAACCAGTAAAATCGCAATTTAAAATATCAAATACCTCATAGGTTACATTATTTAAATCATATTTTTTCTGTATCCCTTTTTTAAACCATTGGGAATTGGGATCTCCATTTATTAGTTTTGCCAAAAATTCGGTAAAACTTCCTCTGTTTCTTTTTGCACATATACCAACAATATGAGGACTTTTACAGTCAAATGTGATTGCATCCCAAGGCCCAAAATTATTTAGTCCTACATCTGCATTTCTATTTTCTACTTTTGTGGCTGCATGGTCGAATATGAAAGGTGGGTTCTTTAATGTAAAACTACTTTCGGAATTAAATGGAGTTGATTCTACAGTGTAATAAAACCCGTCTGAATTTTTATAAGTTACCGTAGTTTTATCTTTATCATTATACGAAGAAATCAGTTGCGCTATTCTATTAATCTCTATTCTTTCAGTCCTATTATTAAGTCTACTCTGTTCATTAAATTTTACCTTATTGATTATAGTTTCACTTTGAGATTCACCCAATAAATGTGTAAGATAACTTTTTATGTTATAGTTCGTTTTTCTTAAAGTCAATTCATTCAAAGGAACTAAAATATCTCCCTCATTGGTTGAAACAATGGCGTTATCATTTTGCAGTTCTTTTATTTCACCAATAAATTCTTCATTTGCGGCCAAAACATCTTTTGATTCAGGCATTTCTTCTATTTTTAACACTTCAAGCCCAAGCAACTCAAGCCCTTCCTTATGTAAATCAGCACATTTTTTTGATAATCCCCAATGATAAGACGTATTTATTATAAAACCATATTGTTGCTGTTGATTTATATCAAACATCCGTAGCTGAATACTTATCTGCTTCCTATATGACAGAATATTTTGCATTGCATCTGGTAAATATGGATATACTAAATCATCAGAATTTACCCGTGAGAAAAAATTGAATGGATAGAAACTTGTTGGTTTTATATCTGGAAATCTATCTTTAAACACCCTGAAAAATATATGCTTAATAAGGCTACTTGTCACTCTCTCTGAAGAATTAATCTTTAATGTAACGGTTTCTCCCAATTCTATATTCGCATCAGAATTATTTGATATGTATATATAATCACCGTCCCTAAAGAAGGAATGTGATTTGTTATATTTATGTCTTAACTCTTTAAGAGTTTCATCAGAGTATTTTGTTCTTGATATTTGAAATTCTTCAAAATCAATATTAATAGGGTAGAAATTCAGCTCCATATTTTACAAAAATGTTTTTTGCAAAAATAGGAAATAATTGGCTGTTAACAGCAAATTCTATGATAAAAATGTCTATACTGTTATTATATATAATAGCAGATCTCAAATAGTTAAATAGTAGGACGATACAAAATCTTTTTATCACGAAAATGGGAGAGTAACTCTCATTATCCACCTATTCTCATAGTTTCCTCCTTTCTGACAATAAGAAGGCTACATAAGCCTTGTCGTAACTGGATGAGATATCCTTTCTTTGTCCAGTGGGTAAGGTTATTCCGGTCAAAATCGGATTGCCATGCATATATCTGATAGATATTGAAGCGTGTCAAATCAAATAGTTGTTCCTTGAATTCCCCAAAATCATCTTTTTATTACTATTGTGCAGCAAATATGATGCATTTTGGAAACGAATCAGAATATTGGGATATTTTTTCTATCCATGTCCAACCGATAAAACATCTATCTGCATTTTTTCTTTCATCGAAAATTTGCCGCTCCCATATTTTGCCCAGTCGAAAATACTATCATTCTTCATTGTGTTGTAGTATTCAAAGGATTCTTGTAATCAGCTTATCAAACCTATCCTTTGCCTGATTGTCTTTAACCGAAAAGACGCGGAAGTTCTTGGGAGTTGCAGTATGGAGGGGGAGCCGGTACATCCGCAAGTCAATTCACCCGAATTCAAACCTATTCCCCTATACTTGGAAAAGAACATTAACCAATTTACAACCAACTTTTATTATGGAAGACAAATCACTCACGCTCGAACTGGAAGCGCAGATCAAGGAAACAGCCGGCAAGCTCAAAGCGGAAAAGAAACTGAGAAAAATCTACCCGCTGGTCGTGTTCGGTGATACCGCCTGCGGGGAAAAAGAGGTATACGTGGCCTATATGTCGGAACCCACCTTTCCCCAATTCTCCAAGTTTATGGTCGCCTCCCGCAAGGACGAGGTAATGGCGATGAAAACGCTTGCCAAGGACTGTTTCGTCGATGGCGACAAGGAACTGGTAGACAATGAAAGCCTGTTCCTGTTCGGCCTGATGGGGCAGCTCACGGAAATCATCTCCACCCGCCAGAGCACGCTGGTAAATTTATAACCCGCTGGGAAGTACGTGACGACCACCGTATCCGGCAACGGCTGATTTATGTACGTCACTACTTTCCCGGCGTGAACCTGGAAGCCATTGATGACGAAGAATTTGCCATGCTCTCGGAAGAAGCCCTCTGGCTTCATAACCAGATGATGATAACCAAAGCCGCCAATGCCGCACTATCCGTTTAACCGACTTTTCATTCTTTACTGACTTTTCATTCTTTCATTTCCTTTGTTTTTCCCTGCCGTCACACAAGCGGCAGGGTTTTTCTTTTTTAATCATACGCTATCCTTTTCACCTATTCTTACCCGAACCTAACCTTGCATCCGTATTATGACCCAAATCAAAGATTACCAGGTAAATTACAGCATTAACGTCACCGCTACCGAAGGCGTGCAGGAAGTCGAGAAATTCGCCAAGGCGATGAAACAGCTCAGTGACGCCCGCAGCAATTTCATGCCGGCTGTCAATAGCGTCAATGACATGATGCAGCACATCGACAAAGTGTTCCGCCCCAAGGGCAGGAAGCGGGAATATACCTATAAGTTCGACATCGACACCAGTAAGAGCGAGAAGAAGCTGGGAAGCATCAAGGCGTTACTGACGGATATCAAGGAGCTCACAACCGGTATCAACGTGGTCATCAACGCCGGGCAGAAGCTCGACACCAACACCATCCGCTCACAGGCAAAGGCACTGGTGGGCAAGAAAGAACTGGAAGCGCAGAAGAGAAGCATCCGCAAGACCGCCTCACAGTCCCTGAAGACGGTCAATGAGAAACAGCGGGAGGTTACCGGTGTGATCGGCAAGATCAACTCCGCCCTTACCAGCCTGGAAGCCGGACGTGAAATCAATATCAGGACCGATGCGGCCAAAAACCGTCTGACGGAAATACTCGGCCTTCTCAGGCAGATTAAGACGGCATCCAATATCAATATGCCCTTCCAGATGGGTAGCGGCAAAGGAACATCTCCCGCCACTATACCCGCCAGCGCATTCCAGACCGGCTCCATCCTGACGGACAAGGTATGGCAGCGGCAGCAGAAACAGGTTGCCAAAGCCAGTGAGGCCCGCACGAGGCGGGAGATAGAAGCCCGGCAGGAGGCGGAATACCGACAGAACATACAGAAGAAGAAGGATGCTTTCAGGCGTACAAACGAGTGGCTGGAACGCAGGGCAAAAATTCAAGAATACTACGAACGAGCGAAGGTGGAACGTATCCTGCGGCAGGGAAGGGAAGAGGAACGCCGGCAAAAGCAGGAGGCTGCCGGGGCCGCCCGCCTGCAACGGGAACAGGAGCGCGAGCAGAAACGAAATGCCGCCGCTTCCGTACGGAATATCCAGAGGCAGGCCGCCGCAGGTGAAAGCGCCTATGGTGGCAAACGGCGTGCGGCCATCAACCGCCTCCAGTACTCCCGCCGTCCGTCCATCCGCAGCCTGCCACTGGTGAACATGTTCAATGCCTACATGGCATACGGGTTCATCAAGTCCGAACTTTCCTCCGCCGTGGATTACAGCAATATCATGGAGTCCGCCCGCAGTATCCTCAAAGTAGCGGACAGCGACCTCTCCACGTTCGAGACACGCTTCCAGCAAATGTCTTATAACGTGCGGAAAATCGGCGTGGATACCAAGTTCACCGCCGTGGAGATCGCTTCGGCAGCCAAATTCCTCGCCATGGCGGGAATGAACATCGCCACCATCAACGCCTCCATGCGGCCCATCAGCAACCTGGCGCTCATAGGTGACAACGATGTGGGGCTAATCGCCGACTTGACAACGAACATCATGTCCGGCTATAATATCCATAGCGGCAGCATGGGCACCGTGGCGGATATTATCACCTCCACCATCTCCCGTGCGAACGTGAACGTGGTCGAGATCGCGGAAAGCTTCAAGATGGCTGCCGGATACCTGAAGCTCTCCGGCGTGGACTTTTCCGAAGCGTCGGCGGCTATCGGTATCTTAGGCAATGCGGGCATGAAAGGCACGATGGCGGGAACCGCCCTGCGTGCGATGTCCACCCGCTTCGCCAAGCCTACCAAACAGGCGGAAGCCACGCTGGACAGGCTCGGTGTCAAGTTTACCCGGTTCACGGAGATAGCGGGCAAGAAAGTGGAGAAGCTCCGTCCGCTGGCGGAGATTTTCAAGGACCTTCACGATGCCGGGGCGAGTCTGGAAGATATGATTTCCATTTTCAGTAAAATCGGCGGCAACGCGGCGATGCAATTCGTGGTGAACTACGACAAGCTCCGGGTGCTCACCACTCAGAACCGTGCTTCACACGGCATATCCGACGAGCTGGCGCTTGTCAAGCAGAATACGACCAAGGGGCTATGGGCACAGGTGACATCCACCCTGACGGAAAGCTTCATGCAGGCGTATGAAGTCGTGGAACCCGTTATCAAAAGCATATTGAAGGACTTCCTGAGTAAGTTCAAGGCTCCGGAGTTTGCACGGGGCATCGCCTCTATCGGGCGGGCACTGTTGGATGTCTGTTCCGTGCTGGCTAACCTGGGTACATGGATGGCCCGCAACTTCCACTGGATAGAACCGCTATTGTTCACCGGTTTTGTCGCTACGAAGATATTCAAACTGGCGGGTGCGGTAACGAACCTGGGTGTGGCAATCGGCTGTATCGGCAAACAGTCCGTCATGTCTTCCACGCTCCAGCTTATCGCTTCCCTGACAGGTGGCGGTGGTGGTGTCAAGGCCTTGTCCTTTGCCGGCAAGCGCAGCATTGTCACCGCCCTGCGCGGGGCGGGAATCACAGGTAAAGGGGCCATGATGCAGGCACTTGCCTCTACCGGCATGGCAGGGATGGGCAGACTGACCGCACGCAGCGCCTTTACCTCCCTTTTCGCCAACCAGGTAGTTACCGGAACAGGCATCACGGGAGCCGCCGCCTCGTTGTCCGCCATGGGCGCAGGTGCGGTGGCCGCTACCGCGGGCATTGCCGCACTGGTCGGCGCGTTGGGATGGGTGGCGTATAAAACATGGCAGGTGAAGAAAGCCAAGGATGCCGTACTGGAAGAAGTCAATTCCAATGAGAAATACCGCTATCCTTCCATAGATGCCCTGCACAAGTCACTCCGGGATACTTATCTCCAGGCATTGAAGACCAAGGAGGCGGTGGCGAACGTGACGGAAGGCAAGACGCTGGAAGAGGAATCCGGGCAGAAGATCGGTGCGTTCACCGGTGAATGGTGGAGGGCGCTGCTCTCCGGCATGGCAGCCGCCCAGACACACTCGGCGCCCGATTATACGTATGACGACGCCTACCAGAAGAACGCGAAGGACGCTATCCACATCATTGCCCGCAAGAGCGGGCAGCAGCAGATCATTTCCGCTTACGCGGAGTTGGGCAAGCTCTCCAGCGCTCCGGAAGTAAGCGCATTTATAAAGAACATCGACCACAATTACAGGTATAACACCAAACTGTTGGACAAAAGCCTGTACACGGTAAGAAACGGGCAGGTGGTTTACAATCCCGGCATGGACAAGATTACCGCCCGCCAGGCCGCGCAGACCCCGCATTTTGCGGGCTACCAGAACACCGAGGTCGTGCGTTCCATCCGTGTCGGTGCGGAAAGTTACCTGGATGCCCTCCGGTCACAACCGGGTGCCATGCGCAGACTGCGGGAGAGCGGGTTCAGCTTTACCGAGCTCGGCAAGGAAGGGTTCTATATGAAGGACGGGAAATGGCAACAGAAAGAAGCCGGAAAAGACGCGACAGAGGAAGAGGTCAGCGACCTGTTAGCCGCCAAGGGGCGTGTACGGGGCAGGCTTATCGAAATGATGAAGACACTCCGGAAGAAATACGGCGGTAACGAGCAGATAGCGGAGAACATCATCCGGAAAGCAGGGTTCGACACGTCGCTCTATTCCAATGAACCGGGGTATAATGACAATCCCCTGGATACCCTGCGGGTAACTACCGACGGGGCGGATGATGGGATGGCCGGAGGAAATTACAGTGGGACAGGCAAGCTCTCATCTGCCGCACCCAAACAGGTCATCGTGCAAATAACCAATCTCTTGAGCGTGGGAACCATCGACCTGATGAAGTCCCCTGAAGGACAGCAGGGGGAGATAAAAGACCTGAAAGAACAACTGGCGCAAGCACTGATCGACGTGGTGCATGACTTCGACGCGTCGTGGAATGCATAATTATTCATAAATCAAAAAAACTAACTAATAATGAGCAGACTCATCAATATCGGTGTAAGCACCCTGCTAAGCGGCGGCATCATCGGCAGCGGCAGCGCGGAGAACTATGTCAGTGACGCCGCCCGCCGTACTCTGGGTATGGGCTTGTCGCAGTTTGCCGACGGGCAGGTGCAATACTTCAGCAAAGACAGGCAGATACTTAAACGGGCGCTGGTCCAGACCACTTCGCAGCTTGCCTACGGGATGCTGCGCTCTTATCCCAGGTACCTGAAATACTGGGAGCAGAAAGAGAGGGACAAGTACCTGCAAACCATGTCGCAGAGCAGCATCGCCAACAAGACGGGGCAATACTACCAGCTTATCAGCGAGCAGCAGGCGGTCGCCAAAAAGAAGAACTATTCGGATACAGTTGCCGGCAACATCGTTCCGGACTATCTGGAGCTTTCCGTCAGTGCCGAGGGGATGTATTTTGATGCCGGGACAAATAAAATCGAAACCAACTCCAAATACGGGCTGGTCACGTTTGCCGACCTACAGCCGCAGGTGCAGGTCAGCAGCAAGAATAACATCGTCCTGACTACCGTACAGGGACGGGATTATACCCGGAAGGAATTTATTTCCGGAGGTGACCTGGAAATAAATATCAGCGGCAAGATTACAAGCAAATACCCCGACGTGTACCCGGAAGCCGAAGTCAGCAAGTTCCTGAAACTGATGCAGTATAAGGGTGTGATCGAGTGCGACAATACCGTCCTGCGCCAGTTCAGAATCGAAAAGCTGATTGTGCTCAATTACTCCTTCCCGGCAAGCGACTGCCGCAATATCCAGCCTTATACGCTTTCCTGCGTGGCGGTGGAGCCTTCCGAAGCGGTGGAACTGAAACTGGCATCAGAAGAGAAGGTGGACACTGCCATCAAGCATACCAACAAGTGGATTAAACTGGTTCAGTTCGGAACCAAAGTCGTAGATCCTTCCTCACTCTTAACACTTACCAAACAATGGCTGTAAATACACTGGACGTACTATGCTGTAAAATAACCATCGGGGATGCGGACCCGGCTAACCCGATGGCGATTCAGGACCCGGTTGTACTGACCGAGGTACAGGAGATAGAGATCGTGGAAACCTATAAGAAGCTGACAGGAACCGCCAAGGTGATACTCCCCAAAGGGACGGTTTACCAAAGCACCATCATCGGCAATGCCACGTTGGAGGGCAACGATGCCTCACGCATCACCACGGAAGTGATGGAAGACGGAGTAATCATTGAAAAGAGAAGTTCACAGGCGGCTGTGGGAAAGGACACCTTTCACACCGGGCAGAGAATCAACATCAAGCTGGGCTACAACGGCATCCTGAAGAATATGTTTGACGGCTATGTCACCGCTTATAATTCCGACAGCCTGTTCGAACTCCGGTGCGAGAACATGGCATATAAGCTTAAACTCAAACAGACTCCCAAGTTCGAGACGCCGCTATCCACCAAGGTGAATGATGTATTGGGAGACAAATACAACCTGCTTAAAGATACGGGCTTTCAGATACACAGCGAAACCAAACGGTTTGACATCAATATCGGCAAGGTCAAGATTACGGATAACTTCACGGTCGCCGACGTGCTCAACGACTGGAGCAAATACAAGGTGTATTGCTTTTTGAAGTATGATGAGAACTCGCCCGATGCGATGCCCCGGATTGCCATAGGGCGTCCCTACTCATCGTCAAAGGCGCAACAGTCCTTTCCGGGAAGTGATAATACGATACCTTATAAGATATACTTCAATTACCATGTGGCGGAAAGCAACCTAAAAGTCCTGAAGGTGGACCCGAAGTTCCTCGCCGTTACCGCCAAGGCATTGGGAGCGGACGAGAAGTTCTTTGAAGTGACGGTACGCCTGAACCCCGACTATGATGCGGGCAAAGCCGGAAGCAAGGAGTTCCAGACCATCAATGCCACACAGATCAGCAAAAAGACACACAAAGTAACCGGTAATACGACGGCATCGGGAGCGGCTACCAAAACAAAGGTGGATTTGAGTACCTATACGGTAGTGCCTTATATGTCGCCGAACATGCGGATAGATTCGGATAAACTGGTGGAGGAAGCCATTGAATATTTCAGAAGCTATAACCTGAACGGGATAACCGGAAGCGTGACAATCTTCGGTGACTTCGGGCTGCCTTCCGCCGTTCAGGTGGAACTGATAGACGACCTGAACCCGAGCAAGAACGGGGTATATATCGTGGAAGAGGTAAAAACGATTTTCGGAACCAAGGGGTACAGGCAGGTTATAAAGTTGCCTTATAAAGTAAAAAAGTAAACAGAAAAATACAAAACAATGGAAAACACAAGTAACGGCAGCCGGCAAGTGATAGCCGAGGCCATACGGAAAATAGCATTAGGACGGAGTGTGGAACGTATCGACATGGCTCCCGGAGGAACAAGCGGCATCGGTACGGCGCGTATGATACATGGCTATGTCGCCAAAGTACATGACAATTCGGGTGACAGTGAATACGAAGAGTATGCCGGAACCATTGATGTGGGAGAGTTTCCGGACGAAACGGCATCTTCCGAACCGGTCATCCACAAAGGTGTATTGCTTGCCGGGCTTAAAGACAACTCCGGCGGGTTTCTGATAATCCCTACCTTGTTCTCGGACGTAACCATTGTAACGGATGCGGCGACTAAATATGCCTATGTGCTGAACTACTCCCACGCTAAAGTTATCCAACTCAGTTCCCATGACGAAACGGTTATCGGTGTGACTCAGACGGAAGAACTGGACGCGGGAAGCAATGACTCTCCCGATTATGACGAGCTGGAGAAGACGGGAAATGAAAGCTCCACCCGGTACACGGCGGAAAAGATAACCAGCATCGTAAAGAACAAGGATGGCAAGGAAGTTATACAGACTTTGGAACCGGAACTAATCAGTACAAAGGTAGACAAATCCGAAGTAACCCAGACAACCGGTAAGGTACAACAGAAAGTGGGAAGTACGACCGTTACCCTTGCCGACAAGAAGGTGGCACTCGGTGATGAGAACGCAACGGAACCGTTGGTATTGGGAAACCAGCTTGCACAGTTGATGCTGGAGTTCCTGACCGAGTGCAGCAAGATAACGACCCCTACACTGATGGGAACCATGCCCGCCGTCAATGTGCCGAATTTCGCTTCACTCATTTCCAAGATACAGAATTTTCTCTCTAAAACCTCCTATACCCAATGACAGAACTTTTACCCGGCATCGGGGAACTGGACAAGGACAGTCTTTGTCATGCCATCTATTCCCAGCTTTACCATAACTTTTTCAATGCGCAGGACGCCGGAACCATCACCGAAGGCGACCAGACTTCCATCCGTTTGCGCAACACGGCTTATAACTTTGCCAGTGCCATCGCCTCGGGCGTATCCGGTGAAGGCGGTGGAGAAAGTGGCGGTGTCCTTTTGGCTTTCCTGAAGAAAACAGGTGGCGATATGAGTGGGCTGTTACGGGCTAACAATGGCTTTGAAGCCGGCATAGCCAATGAACGCATCCTACATATATATAAGGTAGAACAAGAACGGGGTATCACCATTTCCGGCAACCTGAAAATCGGTGGAAATCTGTTTCTGAACGGTAAACAGGTGCTCCGTTATAATGCTGATACCCATACCGCAACATTGGAAAGCACACGGGTTGATTTCGGAAATTCCCTTCTGCACGCATCCGGTGAGCTTCTTATCGGAGAGGATAAAGAAACGGGCATCTACCTGACACCGGCACTGTTGCAGGTAGGTGGCAGGAATGTGTATCATGCGGGCAATGCCAACCGCACAGATGCTTCATGGAGTATGCTGGACGCCTTGGTTTCCGGCAAGCTTCAGGTAACGAGTACTGCGGATATACAAGGCGTCCTGACAGCAGAACAAGGGGTAAATCTGGGTGCAGCCGGCAAGACGGTACTTTCCATCCATTCCGATACGGCTGACCTTAGCGGCTACCTTTCCTTTTCCCAAGGGCATGGTATCAAAATCAGCGGTTCTCCCGTTCTTATCCGGCTGGATGAGAAAGATATCCAGCTTGCGGCAGCGGGCGGGGATTTATTGTTGGGTAGTGAAGATACGGTTAAAATCCGTTTGCAATCGGGTTTGTGGGATATTGACGGAGATACGATGTTAATCAGCAAGTACGGTGCCGCCTGCTTTCCCGGTTCACTTACCGTCAGGCATAACTACGGGGATGACCTGCTCACATCCTACCACAAGGATAAACAGGATGAAGGGATTGTCATTCATAAACGGTTGCGCTGGGGAAACTCTTCGGGTGCTTACCTGTATGGCAAAGACGATGCGCTTCATTTCGCTTCAAGGGTTTACCGCACAGACAGTGAGAACGGTCAGATGACCTCTTACCCTTATGAGACTGCCTTCTCGTTTGTCCCTTCCACCAGCCTTTACAAACGGCAGGACCGGCACTCCGACACCTTCTTTCTGGCTACGGATGCCGACTTCTTCGGCTTGGGTAAACCGCTCGAAGCATCCGGACATATCGGCATTGACGGTTCATTCACCCGGCTGGCGGACAAGACGCTATTCTTCAGCACAGAGAGTTATCTGCTTTCCGTAGCGAACGGCATCCGGCATTATGGGGATGCGTACTTCATGGGCGGTATCAGCAGTGAGTTTTTCTCTTCGGGTTTTGCGGGCTCCGGCTGGGCCATCCTGAAGAACAAGGCTACGGGCAGCATACAGGCTACCTTTGACGAGGTGGTCGTCCGCAGGAAAATGCGCGTCTATGAACTGGAAGTCCAGAAAAACAGCGCAACGAACGGCTCCCTATGGGTAACGGACAGTTGCAGCGGTGATACGGTCATACCACTTTAATTTAACCTTAAACGATGTCTCTACTTAATTACAACCGATATAAGATATGTATTTCTCCCAAGTCCGCCAAAAGGCAGGGACTCCGTACGGGCGATGTGGTAAGGCGGCAGTATTTCGACGGAAAGAATGTCGTCTACTCCCTGATGGCCGTACTGGAAACAGGCATTGACAGGATAACCACATTGGAAGGGGAAGAACAGGAATCTCCCTACTTTATAGGGGCGTTACTGGATGGTGATGTACCCCAAAACGGTCAGATACTCGACTTTGTACGAATAACCAATCTTTTCGATGAAGACCGCAGCGGTGCCATGTACCTGACCGCATCCGACAGCCAGTCCCCTTACATGGATGTGATTGACGGCATGGCGCAGGAGAAGTCCCTGTGTTATCCCCGGGGTGACAATGGCTGCCGGTATACGCTCATGACCGGAGGAAGACTTTCCGGAGAATACCTGCCATACAAGGACGGTTGCAGCCGGGTGTTCAGCATCCTTTGTACCGGAATCCCGTTACAAGGTAAATGCGGACTGGAGCAAACGATTGGCAAAGGACTGGAGAATCCGGAAAGGATTCTCATTTCTTATAAGATACGCGCTTCCAGGGATTTTCCGTCACTTCCCTTCTCCTTAGGATATGCCGACGGTACTGAAACAGACGGAAGCGGAACGGTAGTGGTATCAACCCTCTGGCAGTACAAGCTTGCCGTCATTACCATAGACTATCTTCCCGAATACGAACGGAGTTTCAGGTTGGATTTATCCGACTTGGAACCGGGCGACCGGTGCGAAATAGCCGAACTGAACATCATCCGGCTTTCGGACATAGCCACCTTCGCAGACTCAACGAAGGCACGTGTGGGTAAAGTTCAGGGAATTATCGACCCGACCTTCGGACGATTGGAAGGTTACGGGGCTTACTTCCAACGACTTTATGCGACACGGGATATAAACATAGCCGGCACCTTGACAGCCGGTGACGAGACAGGTTTTGCCAGTACCTTCTATGTTGGTCGCATCCATAAGAATTGCCTGATAAACTCGTTGTACGGCAACTTCCTGAATCCGGTGGAAAGGGCTATCGGTGAACAACCGCCTGCCGGTATCGGGGATGTCTTTCTGATTCCTGCTGACGGTGTTATGTTGGTTGCCCAAACACAAAGCTGGGCGGAGACACATCAGGGAGAGAATTATTGCTTCTCCTTTTGGGCAAAAGGGGTATCCGGTACTTTGACTGTTTCCCAAAACGGACACCCGCTACAGGAGATAAAAATAGAGAATCAGTGGAAACGTTATCACATCCCCTTTGTCATCCGCTATGAAGAACCGGAGGATTTGCTGATAGAAATTACGACGGATACCACCGGAGTCCTGTTCTGCTGCGCCCAACTTGAAAAAGGGGAACGGGCAACGCTCTACCAGGCAACAGACGGCAAGCTGGCGGATACGGACGAGTACGGGGCGTGGTTTGCAAGGGGCGGCATCGGCGGCACGATACAGAACCCGCTCCTTAAACTCAATGCGGACGGCTCCATCTCTGCCGGTGACGGTTCATTCGTTATCCATCCCGACGGTACGGGCTACTTTGCGGAAGGACGGTTCAAGTGGACAAAGGATACCATCACTTTACAGGACGTCACTATCCGTTGGGAAGACTTTGACGATCAGGCAAAAGAAAACCTGCTTACCAAATATGTGACGATCACCGGGACGAACCTCTTCCATTACGCGGACGCCCTTCAGGAAGATGCCTGCGAACCAGCGGAAATCACTCTCTTTGCCACCGAATATAACTTCACAGCGACGGCAAGGAGATGGCAGTATATGGGAAGTGAAGGGAACTGGAAGGACATACCGGGAACTAATTCGGACTATCTTAAATTACTACCTGTTTCACATTTTTGGGAAGACAGGGATGTATTGACCCTTAGATACATCGCTACGCTGGATGAATCCGAGTATTTTGAAACCTACACCATTTCTAAACAATACGATGGTGCTGACAACTATTCCGTCTATATCGCTTCTGCCAATGGGAACGTATTCCGCAACGGTATCATTTCAACCACCTTGTCCGCCCGCGTACTCAAAGGTGGCGAGGACATTACGGAACTGATACCGGAAAAGAACTTCCTATGGATACGTGTCAGCGACAATGTTGCGGACGACGCCTGCTGGAACACTGTTACCCATACGGGGAGGACACTGGAGATAACCGGTGAGGACGTCTATCGCAAGGCGGTATTTGACTGTGAAGTAATTATTTCAACCCAATAACTTAAACTTAAATCAACTATGGCTATTAAAGTAGCAAGAGGGCAGGTCACCATCATCGACCAGAATGACGCCGTCTCCCTCCAGGCGTTTGTCGGTTCCAACCAACCCCTCACACAAGTTTATAACAAGGACACGGGCGTTTTTGCCCCGAACTGGAAAGCATCCCCGTATCTGGTACTGACACCTTCCTTATTTGTCAGCGGCAAAGGCGCTACCGACCAGATTACAACCGTAGGAAATGCGGCGGTCCTGACTCCCGGTGTAAAATCCGGTTCCGCCAAATGGTACAAGAATGGTACGGCAATAACAACAGGCGCGGACGGATGTACGATTGGGGCGGCGTCCGCTAAGTATGCGCTGACCGTCAAGACGAACCACATGAGTGTGAGTGTCCCGCAAGTACGCTACTCGTTTGAGGCTGTTTACATAGACGCCAACGGGCTGGAGATTCCCTTCCGCTCGGATATCCAGTTCACGCAGCACCTGAACGCGGGCGCGACCATCGTGGCAGTGGCTTATGCGCCTGACGGTGTGGTTTTTCGCAATGATGAGGTGACCGCCCTGAAAGCGCATTGCGATCTGTGGCGCGGGGCGACCATCGACAATACGAACATCACCTATGCCTGGGGCATCAAGGATTCCTCCGTGTTCGCGCCGACCACACTTACCGCAGCGGCGGCATCCGGAGCCACCACGATAACGGTTGCCAATATCGCCAATATGGAAGCGGGCGGAAAGATAACGGTCGGCTCGGCGCAATACACTATTTCTGCCGTGAACGCCAGTACCAAAGTGGTGACGCTGACCACCGCATTGAGCGCCGCAGCCGCTTCGGGAGCGTCCGTTTCCTGCCCGTATTACAACTCTATGCTGGGTGTGAGCTGGTCCTGCCTGACATCAGCAAACCCTAAAGGCGTTACAGCCGGATGGACGACCAATGAGATTACGATCACGGCGGATGCGGTACTGAACTTCGAGACATTCAAGTGCGCCATCAAGGACACGGACACTTCCGCAGGCAACGCTTCGGCCAATAAGGTGGTCTGTGATATCATTTCCTTTTCTGACATGTCAGACCCCATCACGGTACATATCGTCAGCCAGAAAGGATTCACCATCAAGAACAACCTCAACGACGTGGATGCCAAAGCCATTCTGTACCGGGGAGGCGACGAGTTGGACAGCGCCGGGACATCTTATATTTATACCTGGAAACTCTGGAATGCGGCGGGCACAACGGTCGTCAGGACCTATACCGGAAAGTCCGTAACAGTGTCCAAAGCGGATGTGACGGGAAGAGGTGTTCTTATGTGTGAAATTTCCAAATAGGTGCTATATGGAAGTTTGATGTTTTTTTAAGGCGGTGTCATACCGCCTTTTCCCGTTTATTCCCTATTCTATTAGACTAAACCTTAACCAATGGAAAAACAACTGATCGCACGGGGACAGGCAACCATCCTCGTGCAAAAAGACTCCTACACGATTCACCAGTCCGTAGGTGAATATATTTTTCCGGCAAGTAATAACGGCGTCCTTTCACAGGCGGTCACTTTCAGTTCCACCATCAAGGTGACGCTGGGTGACGACAACCTGACGAACTTTACGATTGGTGCCGTTACCAAACCTGCCGGGTTCTCCGCCATCACCGTGAACAACACGAACAAGACGGTTACCTACTCGGTTGCCGCTGGTACGACTACCATGGCGGACAGCGGGCTGGTGACGATTCCTGTAACGATTGCCGGACAGACATATACTATTACCTTCTCTTATGCCAAGGCGAAAACCGGCGCGGCAGGCGTTGATTCCAATATGCTGGACTGGGTGAAGGACTGGAACAGTGCCAAAACGGTGATCGGCTCCCAGTCGGTCATCACTCCCAAACTGTTTGCCGGAACCAAAAATATAAACGGGACGATAACGGGTATTGCTATCGGCAAGTTCCCGCTAAGTACCGTAAACGCTTCCGGAGCGGTTGCCACGGAGACAATCAACGGTATCTACGGGTTCAAGGACGGATACAAGACATTCGCCATTGATACCACAGGCAGCGTGGTGTTGGGTAAGGGCAACCAGTTCATCCGTTACAATCCGGCGAACGGGAAGATAGAGTTCGGATCGGAAGTGACGCTGAACTGGGTGAATGCCATCAACACCGCCAAGACCGAAGCAATCAATTCCGCAGCATCCACTGCACAGGCGAAAGCGGATGCCGCGAAGAACGCCGCCATTGCCGCTGCTGCCGCCGATGCCACAGGTAAAGTGGGCGCTATCCGGATAGCCGGACGTAACTATATCCGTAACAGTAATTTTACCGCTGCACTGACAGGCGTAATAGCGGAAGGAACAAGCATATCCATTGATACAGCCACTCTTTATAATAACTACAGAACACTGAAGGTTATTCAGAATACCGCCTGTACGGACGCTAATGCAGCTAGCCAGCGCACTTACTTTATGGCTATCAACAGCCGGATATGTGCCCCGGCAAGTTTCTCCATGTATGTCAAAGGTGCGGTAGCTTCGGTTATGAAGATACGTATCGGCATCTCGGGTATCCGTACGGTGAACATCACAACCGCATGGCAGCGTATTGTCCTTGAAAACATCACGCCTACGTCCGCAGTGGTCCTCTTCGGTTTCCAAACTGTAGGGACATACTGGTGTGCCCTTCCCATGCTGGTTGAAGGCAGCAAGGCTGTGGACTGGAGTCCCGCTCCCGAAGACCTGTTTACCGGTATCACTGATGCCAGAAAGGCAGGTACGGATGCAAAGGCGGTTGCCGATGCCATTACCAACAAGGCGAATACGGAAGGTTGGGCGACCAAACTCACCTATATAGGCTCTACGGGCATCTTCACTGGAACGCTCTCTGCCAATACGGTGAATGCCGTCCGTATCAACGCTTCCCAGATTAGCACCGGGACCATTGACGCGGCGCGTATCAACGTAGCCGCCCTGAAAACATCACTGATAACGGCAGGCAATATCGAAGCATTAACACTGAACGTTACTAAAGGGAAAGTCGGCGGCTGGTCACTGGATGCGGACTCAATTTACCGTGGCACCAAGAACAACACTTCCGGAGCATATACGGGAGCTTCGGGTTCGGTTTGCATCGGCTCGAACGGCATCCGGGGCTTTAAATGGCGGCTGGACGCGACAGGTGCGGGTGCCGTAGCGGGTGGCAATATTGCATGGGACGCGGCAGGGAATGTCACGTTCGGTGCTTCGGTAACCCTGAACTGGACAAATGCTGCCAATACAGCCGCCAATAACGGTAAACTATTTATACGTGGTACAGGATTGAACCATTCCACCACCCGTTATATCTTACTGAACGGCACGAAAATCCACGAATCCTCTTCCCGGGGACTGGTACTGAGTGTAATCAACCGGAGTGACCTGAAAGCGGTGAGCCATACGCATTACGACGTTTATGCCAGCGATGCCAACTGTAATAGCCTGGCAACGGCAATGAATGCCCTCGACAGTACCAAAATTGTCATCCTGACCTCCTATGACGCTATCCGTATCAATGCGACGCTATCCGCGGCTATCCAGCGCTGTGGCGGCTCTGATTATATGGTAACCGATGCCAGGACCCCTTACGCCCTGATAGGTATTCCGGGGATAGGCAGGAATATGGGGCTGACCTCCATATACGGTCTGGAAGCCACCGCCCCGTTCGCTGAAATCTCCACCGTCATAGTGAACGGTATTCCCCAGGGAGTCAATGCGGACGGAAAACTGAAAACCTACCTGAGCGGTACGGGTATCTATACCGGCACACTAACTGCTGCACAAGTGAATGCGGTCGCTATCAATGCCGGAAGTATCACTGCGGGCATCCTTAGTGCTGACAGGATAGGTGCTAAGGCAATTACTGCCGCCAAGATTGCCGCCGGTACGATCACTGCCACAGAAATAAATGTGGCAAGTATCCAGGCATCCGTTGTCACAGCAACGGCAGTCAATGGCCTGACCTGTACGTTCAACAAGGGAACGATAGCCGGATGGATGATTAACTCTACACAAATATTCAAGAACAGTGTTTTTCTCGGTGCGGACGGTTCCATCACGAACTCTACCAAATGGAAATTTAATAACGACGGTTCGGGACAGATAGCCAACGGGAATATCAGTTGGAACGCTGCGGGAGCGGTGACGTTTTCTTCCGCGGTTTCATTGAATTGGACGGATGCAATCGAAAAAATTCAGATAGGCGGAAACAACTTGTTGAATAACTCAGGCGACTGGAGGGCTGCCGGTTGGAACGGTGGATACACAACCAATGGCGGTGGATACACAATAGACTCGTCTGTGACTTTCAATGGGAAGCCTACACTAAAAACTGATGCCGGAAACGGGATGATTCACTCGTCATGGATAAAGTTGGAGAATAATGTCGAGTACACTTATTCAGCCATGGTAAGATGTAATAAAACTATTGCAGGTAATGGAAGTACGCCCTTGCATTATTGGGCGGGAAAGGATAACAATAACCAGTCCAAAATTACCGTTTTGAAATATGATACGTCTGTTGTTGCCAACACTTGGAAAAGGATATATGTAGTCTTCAAGCTAACTTCTGACGGAGATAGTTTCCGTCCGTTCCTTTACAGGGGAAGTAACGAATCAACATTCTATAATGTAGCTTACTTCAAACTGGAAAGAGGAAACAGACCGACTGACTGGAGCCAGTCAGACAGTGACGCCAACAAGCTTTCAATTGATGCCCAGAACGCTGCAAATGCAATTATTACAGCCTTGGGAGGTTCCGGCTATCCAAAATTGACAAAAATATCTTCCACTGGAATCTATACGGGAACACTGACGGCAGCACAGGTGAATGCGGTGGCCATCAATGCAGGTAGCATTACTGCGGGCACACTCAGTGCCGACAGGATAGCCGCCGGCAGCATCACTTCCACGAAACTGGACGCGGCAAGCATCAAAGCCAATATCATTAATACCGGCTATATAAACGGATTAACCTGCACGTTTGTACGGGGAACCATCGGCGGGTGGACAATTAATTCCACACAAATATTCAAAAATAGCGTCTATCTGGGCAGTGATGGCTCTGTTACCAACGGTACGAAATGGAAACTTAATAATGACGGTTCGGGACAGGTGGCAAACGGAAACATCAGTTGGAACGCCGCAGGAGCTGTAACTTTCGGTACCTCCGTGTCCTTGAACTGGACCAATGCAGCAACGAATGCCTTGAACTCCGCAAAGAGTTACGCCGATACCAAGAAAACGGAAGCCGTCAATGCAGCGGCTTCCGATGCGACCAATAAAACCAATGCCGCCAAGGAACTGGCTCTGGCCATGGCTTTCGGCAAGATGATGTACCGCGATCCGGAGTTTCGGAACGGCAATAACAGTATAGGAGTATATAACAATAGTGGAAACGGCACGGTAACGATCACCCGGACGGGACTCTCCAGTGCGCCCAATGACAGCAAGACGGTACTGGAAATCAAGACTACCGGCAGCGCGTCACCGGGAAATGGCGGTTTTTGCTTTAGTAACGCTTGCTCCAACCGCAAGGTGTTTATTACAAGGATCATAGCTAAAATACCGGCGGGAAGAAGTATCCAGTGGGCGAGCAATTCCATCGGCACCTCTGGCAACAGCAAGTGGCTGACACCTAATGCCGGCACGGGAGACTGGGCGGAATATATATATAAAGTAACGTGCGGCACTTCGGGCTTCTCTTCAACGAACTATTTCTATCTGGACGGCGCACAGGGAACCACGGCAGCGCCTATCATCTGGCATGTCGCCTACGCAACCGTATTCGACACGACTTCTTCCGAAAGGTATACCACCACCATTGACGCCAACGGCATTTATACCGGGACGGTACGTGCAGGCCAGGTACTTATCGACAGCACGCTGGTGGTGGGCGGCAGCACGTATAACGGCAGCATCTCGGTAAGGGATGCGGGTAACAATGTGAAGGCGACGCTCGACCGTACGGGCATAACGGCTGTTGCCGGGAAGATCGGGGGCTGGAATATCATCTCCGGTGCCATCTATGCCTGCGCGCCTGCCGGGGGACACCGTGTATACATCACTTCCAGCGGATATCTCTACAATGATGACGGCACACAGGACTACTGGGGACTGCGGGCGGACGGCTCGGCGACGTTCGGCTACGGGAAGATACTGTTCGACAATGACGGTTCGGGCTATGTGGCGAACCAGAACATCAAATGGGACGCGAAAGGCAATGTGGAAATCAAAGGCAACATCACCGCCAATTCGGGACTGATCGCCGGCTTCACCATATCCGGTAACAAGCTCATCAACACGGCAGCCGACTCTTCCATCGAGTTCTCATCCATGATGGGAAACGCTTCCATGACCATCAATGGCGGTAGTGCGCTTCTCTCGCTACGTGCCGATTCAGCACGCAAGGGCATCTTTATACAGACCTATGCTACGGGAGCCGTCGGGCTCTCCATTATCGCCAACGCCGGTTCCAACTTTGCCATCGAATCATACGGGCCGGTGCAGCTCGGACAGCGTGCCGGCGAGCGGTGGTGCGTGCCGGGTGTCCTGTACATCGGTTGCAAATACAATAGCGGCAACAGTGCGAGCTTCAGCAAGATATGGGGTGAAGGATGCAATGTCACATCCTCTTACCACATGGGAAATGCCCAATATAAATTCTATCATAATCTGGGTCATACGAATTACACCGTATTCGCGCAAGGCTGCCAAAATACAGGATATTACGGTTTCTTCCGGTTGCTGGAAAGGGCGTCCTCCTACTTTGTCATCCAGAACGTGGGGAGCAACGGCGGCCCTGACGGTTCCCCTTTCGACTTCGTAATCTACGGCAGGAACAAGTGGTATTGACCTTTACTTACCTTTTTTGCCTTCAAGAGTCCTATTCATGGAAAATGACTTATCTATGGAAATAAAAAACATCGTTGTAACCAAAAGCATGACGGCCCTGACAGCCAACGCTTACTACCAGTTGGAAACGAGCGCGTCCAACGGAATCCTGAACCGTATCTCCGCCAACGTGCTGACTCCCGCATCCGCCCAGGGGCAGGAAGAGTACCTGGGAAACATCAGTTATGAGAACCATAACCTCTCCTGTAGCTTCCTCTCGGTGGAGGACGTATCGGCATACTTCCAGGACTTTGAAGGGTTTATGGCAGAGATCGGAGCACAGCAGGAACAGGAAAAGCAAAGCGAGTGACAACATCTTCGGCTTACTTTCCCTATTCCTTGAAAAACAACTTAAAGAACAAGAATCAAACTTATGGAATTACTAATCAAAGACCGGCTTTATATTCCGGCATTCCTTCCCAAAGAAGGCAGTTTCAAAGACTTCAACACGAAGAAAAGCATCCTCAGCAAGATTGAGATCACGCAGGATGAACGTGAAGCCGTAGGGCTCAAAGAAAACGCGGAAACCAAGCGCATCGAATGGGACGTGGAAAAAGACACCCCGCTGGTAGTGGACTTCTCAGCCGACGAGATGCAGTACCTGAAAACATCCTGTGAGAAAATCTCCGACCAGAGTCTCCCGGACGATATGTGGCAGACCATCGAACGCGTTTTTGACGCAATCCAGGAACAGCAAAAATAGCATGGAAAATCATTTGTAGCATAAGATTTTGATAACCCGAAAAGGATGTCCCACCACCAAAGGGGCGTCCTTTTCTTTTTTAATTAGCTATGGCAAGACAAGACATCAATATGGACGCCTCCTGCGGGGAGGTGAACCTGGCGGATAACCTGACCGACAAGCGCATTTACCCCTTTGAGTATCTGGGAACGGATACGGACAGATACGCCTACGGGGAAATCCGCGTGGCCGGTAACTTCGAGAGCCGGTACAACGACCGGGACGGCATCCGGGTGCACATCCCGTATATTCCGCAGTACAAGGAGCTGAAAATCCGTTTCGCCTTGGAAAAAGGGGACGGAAACGAATCCTACCTGAGAAACCGCAGCGACAACAGTACATGGTTTACGGTACTTTCTCCCGACCTGGGAACGGTCTATCTCTCGGCCTTCCGCACAGTCAATGAAACGAATCACTTCAACCTGATCCTGCATGAGGGGAAGCTGTTACTGTACAGCGCCAACGAAACGGACTTTATCATCAAGCCGTCACTGGAACAAACAAAGGTATTCCTTCTCAAAGCTGCCGCCGGGAACCTCTACCAGCATCCGACCACGGGTGTAGGATTAATCAGATACCTGCACGGAAACTTTGAGAACTCGAACCTGCCGGGCAAGTTGCAACAGGAGTTTGAGGCGGACGGAATGATAATAAAAAACGCCTATATGGACTCTGAAACAGGGGAACTATTACTGGATGTGGATGAAAAACAAACGGACTAAAGAAATACGATGGGAAAATACAAAATAACAGCCGGACAGAACATTTACGATGTAGCCATGCACCTGTACGGAAGCATCGAAGGCATCGTGGACTTATTGATAAACAATCCGGAACTCTCTTTGGATGACACCCTGAAAAGCGGTGAGGAACTGGAGTACACCGACGGCTTTACCATTAGCCCCGACATAATTGCCTATAACAGGATGTACAGCCTCCTGCCGGCAAACGGGGAAAGAAACGTCTATCCCAAAGAACCTTCCGGCAAGCGTTTCATGGAGCTGTACGTAGACAACAGACAGACAGCCGCTTCGCTGTTACTAAGCGGCAACGGGACACTGGAAATAGACTGGGGAGACAACACGGAACTGGAGGTATTGATGCTGACCGGTGAGGTGAAAGAGCTCCGGCATTACTTCAATGACAAGATCGCGTCTGTCCGCAGAATGAGTTTCTATGGAGAGGTAAGGTTCAGGACGTTGGACATAAGCCGTTCGCACGCGTCATCCGTTTACCTGCTCCGTCCGGTCAGTATGGAGAAGTTTACCTGTGAGAAAATGGAACTGGATATCTCCTTCTTGTCACTGGCGGAAGATACATACGAGCTTTACTTTGCCGGATTACAAACGGGCAGCCTTCTATCACTTTTACCACTGAAAAGGTTAATGAGACTGGACTTAACCGGTTCTAAAGTAAAGCCTTCCGTTCTTGACACCTACCTGAAAACATTGGTGGCACAACACTACGGCAGACGGAATACGACCATTCTCTTATCTACCTCACCGTCGGGCACCTACCGGAAACCGGAGAAAGACAGTAACGGCAACTACCTGATTGCATCGGGCATGGAAGCCGTCTGGATGCTTACCCATGAACCCGCCTGGAACGAGGGCGGCGCATGGACATTTATTATTAACAACCAAACTTATACCTATGAGCCGGACGATACGGGAAATCTATAACGAAGCCATTACGGAGAGAAACAAGCGGCTGGAACTAAGCGAGTTCTCCAGTGATTCCAAAATGAGCATCATGAACGGAATTACGTGGACGGTGGCATCCGCTATCCACAGCTTTGAAACCTTGCTTGATGTGTTTGCCGTGGATATCTCGACAGCCATCAACCTCCGTGTAAACGGAACACCCACTTTCTATGCCAACGCATTGCTCCAATACCAGAAGGGAGACGAACTCTCGGTAAGGGAAGACGGGCTGGCTTTCGGTTATGCCAACGTGGATGAGACGAAACGTATCATCACGCAGGTATCCTACATCGAGAGCACGGACGATACCAACCTGGACAGCAAGCTGATACTGAAAGTGGCTACGGGAGAAAAGGGACATCTGGAACCGTTGCCCGCCTCGGAGATGGTACCGGTCAATGCCTATATAGGTAAGATGAAGTTTGCCGGGACCCGTATCGAGGTCATCAGCCGTGAAGGGGACGTGCTTATTCCCCGCATCACCGTCTACTATGACGGCGCCATACCCGAGAGTGAAATCTATGACAGGATTGAAGAGAAGCTGAACGGATACATCATGGGGATGCCTTTTGACTCATCCGTCTATGTTTCCTCGGTTATTGAAGCGGTCCGCAGTACCGAGCATGTGACGGACGTATATATCGACGAACGGGCGACACCCGAGCAGGGAATCTTTATCGCCTCTTACGATGCGGACGGAAACCTGTTGCCACCCGGAAAAGTGCATCGCATCACCAAAACATCGTCCGGTTTTATGAAGCAGTCGTCCGCCACGGGCAAGGAACAGGAACTGCCAACATTCCGGCAGGCAATCAGGCTAATCGTTGAAGGATGAAAGAGAACCGTTATAAACTACCGACCGACAAGCTGGTGAACAGGCTGGTGCCTTATTACCTTTCAGGCAGGAAATACATCCTTTTTCTACAAAGCCTGGTTTACCCGCTGCACTCCCTGAGTGAGAAATTCCGCACCTTTGCGGCAGAGAAACACATCGAAGCACGTATGACCTCCCAGGTGATGTACTTCGAGTGGTACCTGAATCATAAGTTCGCCCGGTACCTGAAAAACAGCGGGGAAAGGCTCGTGATTTCCCAGAGCGACTCACTGGGAGTGGACATCTACCACGAAGATGCCGCGTACGGCAAGCCCTTCACCCTTTGGTACAACCTCGAAGAGGTGGCGCTGGACGTGAAACCCGAAGAGAAGCCCCGCGAGTTTCACTTCCTGGCGGAAGAGAAGGCGATCAACCGCGTAAGCTTCATGGTGCTCGTCCCTGAAATAAACATCCCTGAAAAGGAGTTCGTCTATATGCTCTCCTTTGTTATCAACACCTATAAAGTGGCGGGCAAGACCTACCTGATAAAAATAGACCAAACTAATAATAACCCCTGATACTATGAAAGAATACATTGCAGACACGGGCGGAAGGTATACCTACGTGGATGACATCCTGAACCTTCAGGAGCTTGCCCTTTCCATGACGGCGATCTTCAACGCCTGCGAGGACTTTATCATCTCGGGATGCGAGATAACGGGCAATGCCATCTCGTCCGGCTATGTCTGGATCAATGGCAAAGTCCGTTACTTTGAAGGGTGCCCTTCGGCCGCTTTCCCTTATTATATCTATGAGAAGAACGGCACCGACACGGTGGTCTATGCCGGGGACGTGAACAAGAAAGGACGGGAAAACTACCTGTGCGCAGGCAGTAGCGTCCTTCCTTCCGTAAAAGACACCCTGACAGGTAAAGTTCCCTGCCTTATTGAAATCACCAAAGCCTACGCGCCCCGCTTCCTGGATAAGTTCTTCGGGCATTACGCCGTCCTGCTGGATACTCCTTTCAGCAAACAGACCATTAAAAAGGACTTGGTTGTCACCGGAAAACTGACTACCGAACAAGGACTGGAATCCAAGACCGCCGTATCCGTTGTTTCCCCTTCGGGATATTCCCTCAAAGGGTTGGTCAAACAAAACGGGACAGCTTCCTTCGGCTCTTACCTGAGCGGCTTGCTCATCAGTGAGATTTGTATCTCAACCGACGGCAGCATTTCATTCCTAAAGGGTGGAAACGAACTGGCGCGGATGGATGAAAACGGCATGAGCTATACCCATGCTTCCTGTACCAGCTCACGCATCGGCTCCTTGCTGATTGAAAAGAACTCTATTGTCAATATCGCGGATACCACAGACGAAGGTTCGGTGGATATTAATACCGTCCGCCTGAACGAGGAAACGAGTACCTTCCGTGACTTCCGGGTATTTGACGGCAAACAGGCAGCCATTCCCTTGCTTCATGTCAAAGGAAAGACGAAAGAAGTATGTGTCAGCGGGACTTTTACCGTGGCGGGCAAATCCATTACCATCACTTCCGCAGAATCAAAAATACTATCTTATACGGATGACGAAGGCGTGGAAACGGCGTCTATCGGATTCACTTCAAGCCAAAGCACAGACTTTTCCCTTAGCAACGCCATCGGAAACATCGAGCTTTCCCCTAAAGAATCCGTAAACATTGCCGGAGACTTAAAAGTGAACGGCACCAGCCTGAAAGACATCTATGTCAGTCAGAAGAGTTTTACGGATGCATTGGCAGGGAAAGTAAATACTGTGAAGGGCAAACAGCTCTCCACCGAAGACTTTACCACGAATTACAGGAAGAAACTGGATGCCATTTCCATCGGTGAAATCCAGACCGGGGGCGAAGGATTTGTTACCGCTACACAAGTGAAAGAGGCGCTGGCAAAGAAACTGACGGCTTCCTCCAACCTTTCCGATGTACCCGACAAAAAGATAGCACGCACTTCACTGGACATCTATTCCCGGGAGGAAACAGGCTCCCTGTTCCTGAAAGTATCCGGCAACCTGCAAGAACTCGTGTCCCTAACCGCCGACGAAGTAAACGACCTCACGGCGGAAGAAGCGGCAGCCCTGAAAGCCCGGAAGCAAGCAGCAGTCCGTGACAACCTGGATGCGGAGAAGAAAGGGACTGGAGCCTTGAAACTGGCAAAAGCAAGCAACCTTTCCGACCTGTCCGATAAGGCATCCGCCCGAAAGAACATCAGCGTCTATTCAACGGCAGAGGTAGACAAACTGCTTGCCGGGAAGCTGGATACAGACTATGCCTACACCGGCGTAGTCTTTACCGAAACCATGAAGCAAAAGCTGGAAGGAATCAAGACAGGCAGCTTCGCCTACATAGACAATGACGATGTATCACACGCGGAAGTGGAAGGCTATGTGCTTCTTTCCCATGTCAGGAAAGAGCTGGCAAAGAAAGCCGACCGCTTGCTTGCCGGATATACGGAGGAAGAGAAGAAAAGCGTTGCCGCCAATATCAATGTTTACTCCAAGACAGAAACAGATACGAAGTACGCGGGCATCGCCCGTCTCTTTCAGGATTACATTGATTACCTTGTCGCCCAGGGAAAGAAAGCCGCCGATGCGCAGAAGATGCTCCGGGACAAGCTGGATGTGCTCTCGAAAGCCGATGTCAGCGGTACTTACCTGAGACGTGACGGCAAACTATCCGACCTTTCACTGCCTGATACGGCTGCCAGAAAACAGGTATGCAACGCACTGGGAGCCGCTTACGCCCCGGAATACCAGACAAAGATTGCAGACACGGGGTGGATGCAAATGGCGAACTCCGGCAACGGAACGGACACCAGCCGGCTGTTTGTACGGCAGATCGGAAACATCGTGTCCATACAGGGTGTCATCAATACGGCCCGGCGGGACGGTAGCAATATGGGAGGAACAGTCGCCGTGCTTCCGAACGGGATTTCCGCACCCCGCTACGGATTAAGGACGACACTCTGCGACTGGAACGACGACGCAAAGTACAATAGGGGGACTACCTTTATCCTGAGCGGCGGAAGCCGGAACATCCGAATCTTTGAAAGCGGGTGGTACAACGTGAACACCGACATGAACTTTACATACATGGTATAACCAATAGCATAACTAATTATGAAGAAAATCAATATCCAAAAGGATCTGGACAGCCGCCGGGAAATCTCCCGGATGGCATACCGTCCCCAAAGCGTGAGAGCAACCGAAGTAGAACCAACCACCCAGCAAACCAATGACCAGAGCGAAGAGGAAATACGGCAGCCGGCAGACAAAATTCGTACCGACACGGGAAAAAAGGGCGTTCGCCGACGGGCGTCCCAAGGGAACCCGTAAGAAGTTCCCCTTCGAACAGACACCGCTGGGGTTCCTGCTTAAATATGAGATGCCCGTCGTATATGACATCCTGCAAGACAAGTACAAGGACCCCAGGCGTTTCCACCCCGCAGCCGAGGTAGTGGAGCTGGTGTGCAGGGCATCCGGGGACCCCACCTACAAGAAGCCCAAATTCCGGCGCTGCATGAACGCGTACATCGCCGACGGGCTTTGCTGCAAAAGGGGTAAGATTCTCACACCCGGTCGGAAGGCGTACTACGAGTCGGTGCGCAGGAAGAAGATGGAGGCGTTCATTGCGGGAAACCGGAAGAAAATAAAGATTCTGGGAGAACAGGTTTTTAATAATGTATTTAAAAAAGATTCGGAAAATGATGCCTAAAAATATATGGTTCAACGGGTTGTATTCCCTATTTGAAAATTTATTTAAACACACTTGGAACGTAAGGAATAACCTCTTATCTTTGCAGCAAATAAATTGATTGCCGGGTAATTCCGGGCGGAAGAATTACTTCACTTTCCCCATTACCCACCATATTGTAAATTGAGATGCGGCATGTCTATGAACCGAAGCAGCCAGGCATCACGTTCCGATTCTTCGGTCTTTTTCAAAAAATGCTTTTATGCAGGAAGAAAAAAACAACGGCACAGCCACAGTTGTGCCTGCCGGTGAGCTGATGAGCCTATTCTCAGCCGCACAGGAGAGCTACCAGGAAGCGCAGATACGAACTGCGGAAGAAAACAAAGGATTTTCCAGAACAGATTTTTTTAAACTTGACAAGCTCGGCACGTACAGGCTGCGCATACTCCCGGCCATCCCGTCAGCGGACGGAACCATTGACCGCAAGAGCTATGAGTGCCCGGTACACCAGATGCTGCTTGAGATCCAGAAGCCCTCTTCGGGAGGCAAAGCACAGTCCGTTTATGTCAATGCGGTACGCGCCACCGATGCGGGACTTCCGGTTGACATCATCGACACCTACCGGAAAGCTGCGGTGGCGGCAGCTAAGGAGGCGGGCGACGAGAAGCTGGCCGAGAAGATTGCGGGCGGCAACTATGGCGGAGGACTGAAATACTCCTACGCGCATTGTGCCTACATCTTTGACCTGAACGAACGCGCCAAAGGGGTGCAGTTGCTCACCCTGAGCCATTCGCAGTACAAGGAACTGGACGACCGCAAGTTCAAGCTGTGGCAGAAGAAGCTGGCCAAGAACCCGGGCTACCCGTGCCCCATCTCTTCGATAAAGGATGCCTATCCGGTAGAGATCGAAAAGAAGAAGAACGGCCAGAAGACCGAGTATGTCATCTCCATTGACAACGAATCCGACACTGACGAGCTATCCATCGAGGAACTGACCGCGCTCATGAATACCCCGCGCCTTTCGGAAGCGGTGGTGCGTTACAGCCGTTACCAGTTCGGCGCTACCATCGAGTTCCTGAAACAATGCGACGTCAAGTACGGCTTGCAGGTGATGGATACGGACGAAATGAAAGAGGCCATTGCCCAACTGGAGAAAGCGATTCCCAAGACGGATACAAGCTCATTCTCCTTTGACAAGCGCAGCAAGGACGACAAGGAAACTGAGGAAAGCGGCGCGTTGTCCCTTGACATGCTGTTCGACCGCTTTGACGCGCTACAGGAGCAGTCGCTGGGCGACAAGACCGAAGGCGGACAGGAACTGCGCGGGATGATACGTACCTTTATCGAACAGGAGAAACTGGACATCCGGGTGACCCGCACCACTACCAATGCGGCACTGCTGGAGATGATCGAGAAGGAGATGCAGGGACCGGGGGAAGAACCGGAACCGGCAGAAACCGGGACACAGGAAACTCCGGTAGAAGAATCCGCCGCACCCGTAGCGGCAGCGTCTGAAGAAACTACGCCCAGACGCAGGAGATAATCGATAATTTTTCCATCTGTAAGGGAGAGGCAAATGCCTTTCCCTTCCTAACTTATACCCTTATGAATCAACATCAACCCTGTATGTTGTTGCTCAACGACATACATATATCCAAAGACAACATCCCCGATTTTTCCCTGAACTGGAACGAAGCGCTCTCACACTGCAAGCGTCTGGACATCCATACCATTGTACTGGGCGGAGACTTGTTCTTCTCACGCTCGGCACAGACGCTGGATGTGCTGCTGGCTGTACATGATGCCTTGCTGGCTGCTGCAAAGCTGAACATAGATGTCATTCTTGCCAATGGCAACCATGATTTAGTGAACCGGGAAGCCGTACGCGGCTACTGCCATGTTTTCGACCAACACGACAATGTGCTGGTGATTGACGAATACCACACCCTTTCCAACCCGGAGTGGAGTTTCATGCTCCATGTCATACCGTACTTTCCGGAAGACGGAAGCTTTGTGGAGAAGCTGGATGAAGTCATTCTAAATGAGGTAAGCACCGGCAAGCTTAACTACCTCTATATCCATGAAGGCGTCAATGGCGCACTTTCCCGTCCCGCCGAAAATGAACTGCCGGCAAATATCTTCGGTGACTTCGACAAGGTGTTTGCAGGCCATTACCACAACCGTTGCACCGTGGCTCCCAATATCGAGTACATCGGCTCGGCACGCCAGCATAACTTCGGTGAAGACGAGGAAAAAGGCTACACCGTCCTTTATGCCGACGGTGCGACCGAATTTATAAAGAACCGTGCCAACAGGCGCTATATGGTGCTCGATGTCCCGGATGACAAGGTGGACATTCACCTGACCGACCATCTGGAGGAACTCAGGGAAGACGGCAGGTACAAGGTAAAGGTACGTGTCCACTCGTCCCTCGCCGGTGCAGCCGCCATTGACAAGGATAAATTACTGGAAGCCGGAGCGGGCAAGGTGGAAGTCGTTGTCGCGGAACTGCAAGCCGTCCGGTCTGCCGATGCGGGAGTACTGGAGAAGTTTGACGGCGGAAAGATACGCGATAACTACCGCCAATTCTGTACGGAGAAAGGAATCAGTGATTGCCTGGGATTGTCTTACCTTAAACCGGACGCGTCATGTGGAAACTAAATAAGATCACCGCAGAGAATATCTGCTCGTTCAGCAAACTGCATTACGTACTGAATCAGGGCGTTACTACATTAGTCTTCGGCAACAATCTCGACAATGACAGCCAGGGTTCCAACGGTTCGGGCAAGTCCGCATTGATAGAGTGCATCGCTACCGGCATCACGGGCAGCCCGTTGCGCAAGGTCAAGAATGAGGAAATTATCAATGATGCCGCAGATGAGTGCAGCATTCAACTGGAGTTCTTCAATGACACTTCGGATGAGGTCTTTACCATTTTGCGACGCATCCTGCGTAAAGGCGGTTCCACGGTAGAGTGCCTGATTGAACGTGAAGGCAAGGCTGTGACAACCGATGAAGCGATATGCCCCGGTATAGATGCCTATAACAAGTATATCCTTGAGAAGTTGGGCATTACCAAAGATGAACTCTACAACAACTTCCTCCTTTCCAGACATAAATACCAGGACTTCCTTTCTTCTTCCGACAAGGACAAGAAGGAAATCATCAACCGCTTTTCCAATGCCAACCTTGTGGATATAGCCATGGAGAAGGTACTGGAAGACAAGAAGCCGGTGGATGAAGCGTTGCGCAAGGCGGAACTGGAAGTTGCCGGGCTGGACGGGCGCATTGAGATGCTGGCTGAACAGATTCTCAAAGAAGAGGATTCGGCCCAGGAAAAAGCACGTACGAAAGCCCAAAGGCTGGCGGATATGGAAAAGAGCATCGCCGAGAAGCGTTCCCTGATACGGGACTGCAACGAAGAGATGGAAATCCTGAAAGCTTCCTATCAGGGGATTGAAAAAGCGGATAAACAGATGCAGGAACTGGAAAACGGTGAATCCTCCATCGGGGAGTGCCTGAAAGAAGTCACCGCCCTGCTCTCTCCCCTGCAATGCGGTTCATTATCGGACTGGAACGGGATAATCACGGACAAGAAAGGCAGGATTGAAAAACTGAACGGGGAGCTTTCCGTTTGGGACAAGGCTTTGGAGGAAGCGGAAAAGAAACTGCAAGAGGTAACACGGATGCGCAGCTCCCTATTCGAAGAATACCGTGTCTTCTTTGAAAACTTTAAAGTAAAATCGGACGGATACGATGCAGAACTGGAGCGCATGGATAAGGATATAACAGCTCTTACCGACCGTATCACTGAACTGGGCGGGCAAAGGGCTGCTCTTATATCCGCCATCGAAAACCTGAAGAACAAGCTGGCGGGGACAATCGTTTGCCCGGCCTGCCGCCACCCATTCATTTTATCAGATGAAAACTTCAATGTACAGGCTGCCCGTAAACAGGTGGAAGACAACGAGACGGAAAAGGGAAAACTGGACAACCTGCTGGCGGATTGCCGCAAACAATCGGAAAGCATTGAAGAATCGGAGAAGGAAATCCGTACAAGCAAACGTGCCCTTACCGGACAAAACGCCTCCTGGGAGGAAAAACTTCAGCAAGCGGAAAAGTCGGGACGGACCGCCATCGGGTTGCAGGAAGAAGCCGGTCAGGGCAAGGAACGGGTCATTCGCCTGATAAGTTCCCTGCAAACGGAACTGGATGGCATCCGCCGCAAGCTTTTTGACGAGGCGTTCTCACTTCTGGACGATGCCTATAAAAGCATCAGGCGGAATATCGGTAGCTGCGGGGAGGACATCAAAGCGGCCCAAAGTGCCATTCTGGTGCTCGAAAATACGATGAAGGAATTGAAGGAATCATCCCACGGCGATATTCTCGTCTCCCTGAAAGCCTCGCTCAAAGAGTACCGTAACCAGTCCTCGGAAGCGGTTGCCGTATTGGAAAAGCTGGAGAAACAGTCCGGGGAACTGATGTGTCAGGCGGAAGTCTTTGCACAGTTCAAGTCCTACCTTGCCAATACCAAGATCGCGGCGCTGGCACAAGTTACGAACGAGTTTCTGGAGAGTATCGGCAGCGAAAATCGCCTGCAACTCTCCGGCTTTACCACCCTGAAATCGGGAAAGATACGCGAGAAAATATCGGTCAGCCTGTTGCGCTCCGGCATGGATTGCGGCTCTTTCGACAAGTTCTCCGAGGGGGAAAAGTGCCGGGTGAACCTTGCCACAATCCTTGCCATGCAGAAACTGGTGAACGGGAACTGCGAGGGGGACAAAGGGCTGGGCCTGATCGTACTGGATGAAATTCTCTCTCCGGTGGATGAGGACGGGCTGGCAAGCATGTTCGGAGCCCTGAACAAGTCCGGCATCACCGCACTGGTCGTATCGCATGGGAACATCAGCGAAAGCTACCCTTACAAGCTCATTATCAACAAACAGGATGGTAAATCCTATATCAATCACCCAAACCAATAACCACTATGAAAAAAGAAAAACCAAAAGCCGAAGAACTCAGGCAGGAGCATATACTGGCTCTCGACATGGCTACCCTTTGCGGCTATTACAGCGTGCATGAATCTGGCACGTGGAACTTCACCGAAGGCAAGCACCGAAACGACAACAAGCAACACCTCGCACTGAAGAACACGCTGACGGACTTTATTGTGGGATACGGCATCCGCCGGATTGTGACCGAGGACGTGTCGGTAAACAAGCACTTCTTCGACATGCGCAAGCTATCGGAGTTCCGGGGCGTATTGCTCTGCGTCTGTGACGAGCTGAACCTGCCCGAACCGGAGTTCATCAACCCGAAGGCGCTCAAGAAGTTCGCCACGGGCAACGGGAATGCCGGGAAACAGGAGATGGTGCAGGCTTACGTGCAGCGTTTTGGCCGGCAGCCGCTGGATGACAACGAGGCGGACGCCGCCTGGCTATACTACTATTACATCAGCAAATACCGTATCAACTAAACCTTGGACATCTATGCAGAACAACCTTTATTTCAATGAATTGACAGCTACAGATTATATTCTGAAACTTAGCGGCTGTCACGATGGGGAAGGCAAATAGCTCGCCTTACCTGACGGATGAAGAGTCCGTACGCACCCGCACGGCCCTGTTCCATAAATACGTTTACCCGTACCGGAACCTGATCTACCACATCTGTATCAGGCAGACCCGTGACAAGGAGAATATCGACGACAACTACAACGAAGTGCTGATAAATTTCTACAAATATGTCAGCTCTTATGACCCCCGGCGGGAAATAAAGACGTGGCTTTACGCGATCACCGTCAGGATGCTGGCGGACCTGGAACGGAAGAACAACCGGTTCACCCGCGAAGGGGACGTGGGGGCGATGAGGATGGAACAGTTTCCCGATACACCCTGTACGGAAAGCATAACACTCGAAAACTACCGGGACATGCTCGGCGATGAAGTGCTGGGAGCCCTGGAAGAAATCGGCCCCCTGTACAGCGAGGCGCTCCTATTGCAAGTGGAAGGATACAAGCTGGAAGAGATAACGGACATACTCTACCGGAGGGGATGTCTCAGGACAAGGAGTGTTGAAACGACCAAAAGCAGGATTTTCCTGGCAAAGAAGAAACTTAGAGAAAGGCTTACAAGAGATGGAAAACGAAAAGAAAACTAAAGAGATGATGAAGGTGTTCGCCTTCCTGATGAACCGGGTGTATCCCGGCTTTGCTTTTCCGGGAGGCGCCGCTTCCCGGCGGGCTGTGGCTTCCTGCCTCCGCTCCCTGGAAAGCTCCGGGCAGCCGGACGCGGAGCGCATGGTAGACTTCTGCGTCTGCCAGGTGTATGCCCTTTCCAACTTCGGGGAGGAATATAAGAACCGCTGGAGGGTGACCCATTCCTTCGGGAAGAAGGCGCTCAGGCGTTACGCCGAATCCAAGCGGGAAGTACGCTATTACGAGGACAAGTGGTTATGCGGGAATGAGTTGAGCCGGGAGTTGCTGTGCGAGCTCATCCGTGACCGCACCTTCCACCCGCAGGCAAAGTTCATCTATCCCCGGTATGAGGACCGGACGAAGAAAAGGCTGGTGGGGACGGCGTTAGGATATTACATCTGCGGCGCTTCCACGCTTTTGTGGACTCCCTTTTCCCCCGTCTGCACCGACTGCCCGAAAGCCGCCGCCTGCGAGCAAAGAACCCGTACCGCCTACCCGGAACTCTACCGTATCCGTGTGGAAGAATTTAAAGCGTCCCTGAAATGATAAAGGACGGAATGAACCCGATGTCCGTGGAGTTCCTTTACGAGCTGTTCGCCACCGCCCTGCACTCAGAGATGATCTGCGGGGTGGTGGCAAGGCACGTGAAAAAGGAATACCTGCCGGACAGGGCGTTCCAGAAAATACTCCTGGCCATTTCCACCCATTACCGGAACTATAAGGAACCGCCATCGTATGCGGTGCTCAGCCAATTATTCAACGGCGACTACGATACGATGGAACTGGTGAATACCTTTCAGGAAAGCGAGGGTGAGAAGAACTCGGAAGTGCTGCTGGATATGCTGGAAGCCTATATCAAGGGGGTACGCTTGCAGATGACCTACTCGGAAGTAGGCAAGCTGTACAACCTGAACAGGCAGCCGGAGGCAGAGGGAAAGCTGAAAGAGTACGCGGAGTGGTTGTCGGGTTTTACTCTCAAGGCCACCGCCTTTGTGAACGTGGCGGAGACATTTACACAGCGTTTCTACCAGAACCGGCAGAAGGACATTGACAACCGGAACTCCCCGCTGGCTCCCGTTACCCGTTTCTATATTCCGGATCTGGATGTGATGAACAGCGGCAGGAACCTGCGGGGGCAACTGACCTGCTTCCTTGCCAGCACCGGCGTGGGCAAGTCGCATCTTGCCAAGCATATAGGCATTCGTGCCAACATTGACGACGGCTTGCATGTGCTTCACTTCCAACTGGAAGGCAGCGAGGAAGAGGCGCTGGACGCGTACTCGGGAGGGCTTATCAGCAAGAACGCTTTCTACTATGAACGCGGCAGGATATCGGATACGGAGATGAAACACTTCGAGCAGCAGGTGGCGGCTTATAAGGGCAGCATCACCGTCCGTTCCTTCCCACGGTTCAATAGTAGAATCTCCACGCTGGATATCAAGAACGGGATAGCCGAATACAGGAAGCTCAATGCCCGCTCACCGGACATTGTGATTATTGACTCGATGGACTTGCTGACGGATGCCAGCCGGAGAAACTGGGGCGAAGACCACGAACGGAGCAAACGCATCGCCGTGGCAAACGACCTCAAGGACCTGGCGGCGGACGAAAAGGTCTGGATGGTAGTAACGTACCAGGCGACGATTGAGAACAGGGACTGGCTGAATGACGAGAAAAACGTGCTCACAGAGTATAATTGCTCGGAAAGTAAAGGACTCGCACGCCCCTGTACGCATCTGATCTCCATGAACCAGTCCTCGGCGGAAAGAAAAGAGAACGTGATGCGCCTGCATGTCGCCAAAGCCCGGTTCTTCAAGAAGGGGGAAACGGTGAAGATAGCCACTGACTATGACAACGAGGTATTCTATGACGCGCGGCGGAGTATGAACTTGAAAAGGTAAAACGAATATGGTACTGTCCTCAAACGATAGGGAGTTTCTCATCCGGGAGATTACCAAAGAACTGGATGCAAAGGCGGACGGTGCGGGAAAGAACCTGATTGCCCGGTGTCCCCGTTGCGGGAAAGAAGGAAAGTATGGCGTCTATGTAGGGAAAGAGACACAGCGGAAGAAGCCGTTCATGTCGCACTGTTTCAGTTGCGGATGCTCGACCTACACGCTGGAGGCATTGCTGGACTTTATAGGCAGGCCGGATTTGATGGTGGCTCCAACGGCTGACATTGACGCCCGGCTGGATACGAACCTGCTGTTCCCGCTGGAAGAAGGTGAAGAGATAGACGACGCGCTGGGTGTGGTGGAACTGCCGGACTTTTACCGGAGATGCTTTGCCCACCCTTACCTGAAATCCCGTGGATTCACCTTCGATGACTACGAGTATTTTCCGGTGGGAACGACAAGGGGGCTGAATTTCCGCTACGATGATTATGTCGTCTTTCCCATTATTGACGAGGGCGACGTGGTGGGATACGTCTCACGCCACACCTGGAACAAGGACGAGATAGACAGGCATAACAGCCGGGTAAGGTGCAAGGGCGGATACCGGATACTGCGCTTCAGGAACTCGACGGAGAACGACTTTGTAAAGCTATTATACAACTATGATGCGGTAATTGAAGGCGTTACGGATACGGTAATTATCACGGAGGGGATATTCGACGTGATAGCATTAACAAGAAAACTGGAAATCTATGACAATGAGCATGTGACCGCGGTCGCCACCTTCGGAAAGAAGATATCCCGCACGCAGATTTACAAGCTGCAATGCAAAGGAGTTAAGACCGTAATACTTGGATACGATGGAGACGCTGTTGAAGCCATAAAGAAGACAGCCGGTGAATTGAACGCTTACTTCCGGGTATTTATTGCCGACATACCGGATGCAGGAAAAGATTGGGAAGACCTCGGGATTGAAGAGATATACGGCATATTCTCTTACCGGTTGAGGACTCCCGCCGAGTACCGACTTTTAAAAGTTCAGGAATTAAAATGAAAGAACTAATCAAATGGCTGGAAGCCAACAAAATCAAGTATCGACAGATAGACAATGAAGTAGTGGAGATGGAAGGGTTGGGAAAGCTCTATGTAGCTGACCTGACGGAGGTGAGATCGGTGTTCCGGGTGACCGGTGAAGACATCCGGTTCAACCTGATGGAGAGCCCGGAGGTACTGGTTGCCGAGGGGATATTCCATGTGGCGTTCCCGTTCGGGGACAACTGGTATTATTATAACCTGACCGAAGGGTTCCGGTTTAATATCCTCAAGTATGCGGGGGTACGGCAGCCTTGTAAAATGCAGGTACCTTTCGTGAACCTGGGCGTGCATACACCTTTTGAGTTGCTCAACGGCAGCGGAAGCATTGCCGACTGGGTACGGAAGGCAAAGTATCTGGGGCATACGGCACTGGGTATCTGCGACAAAAATACAATGGCGGCCACGCTCAATCTACAGAAGGAATGTGCGGCACAGGAAATGAAGCATGTATTCGGATATACGCTGGAAATGGAATACGATGGGGAAAAGGTGGAGATGAAAGTTTATGCGCAGACACAGCGGGGAATGAGGAACCTACTCAGAATACAGAAGGAAATCATGGTGGATTCGGATAGCCGGACACTATCGCTTCAGGGACTGCTCACGCACGGGGAAGGTAATGTATTGGTACTGGGAAAACTTGCTTCCTACTGGATGAAGAAGAGCCCGCATATCCTGGGAGCGATGGGGATTGCATTTGAAAAAGTGTTTTATCAGGTGGATTTGAGCGAATACAAGGCTGAACGTATCGACGTGGAAGTCCTGAAAGCTACCAAGTTCTTTTTTGATAATTTCTATGACGTACAGACCGGCTCATTTCAGATCGAGCCCATTCTGCTTTGTGACACGTATTATCTGGACAAGGACGATGCACGCAACAAGATTATCCTCAATAAGATAGCTACCGGGGCGGCCCACCGGCAAAGTGACGACCAGTATTTCAAGGATATAGACGAACACTACGCACTGTTTACTTCTCTCTTTGACGGAGATAAGTGGGAACTGGACAGCCTGTTCAGGGGGATGTGCGCCCATACGGTAGGAATTGCCGAGGGGGTGGTTGCCCGTTATGAGACGGACAGGAACTTCATGCCGCAGTATGATATGACTGACAAGGAAAAACAGAGGTACGGTAACAGACACCGGATGTTTCTTGAGTTGCTGGAGGAAGGATTCAGGAAGCTGGTTCCCGCCGGACAGGAAGATGAGTATCGCAAACGGCTGGACTACGAAGTGTATATCCTTGAATCCACCAATAATGTGGATTATATCCTGAATCAGTATGATACGGTGAACTGGGCACGGGAGAACGGTATTCTTGTGGGCTGCGGCCGTGGCTCGGCGGGCGGTTCACTGGTACTCTACCTGCTGGGTATCACACTCATTGACCCGATTAAGTACGATTTGATTTTCGAGCGTTTCCTGCTGCCCGAACGTGCGGGGCTTTATCCGGATGAGGTGACGATCATTGTTGGCGGGCTGGAATCCACAAAGATCGTGCATGTCACCTTAGCCAATGGCAAAGAGTATGTCTTTGACAAGGACGCCAAGTTCCGGGTGATGCGGGAAGGACGCAGCATGATGGTCTATGCCGACGAGTTGAAGCTGGGCGATGACATCATCTTTGATAACAGGGACTTATTGTGGACCATTAATTAATAATACTATGAATACAGAAATTCAGATCGTAGAGAAACAAGAGGTTCTCGGCAGAATGGTAAATGTGTACGGGAGCTTTGAAAATCCGTTGTTCCTGGCGAAAGATGTGGCGCAGTGGATAGATTATTCAAAGAACGGCAAAGGCGCTTACAGGGTGTCAGATATGCTGCAATGCGTGGATGAGGATGAAAAGCTAATACGAACATTATTCGTATCCGGTCAGAATCGTAATGTTTGGATGCTGACGGAGAGCGGCTTGTATGAATTGCTGATGCAGAGCAGAAAGCCGATAGCCAAACAGTTGAAAAAGGCAGTCAAGGCGGAACTCAAATCCATGCGCAAACATGGAGTCTCTTTCACGCCACAGAAACTTAAAGAAATGCTGGCAAACCCCGAAACCGTCACCATGATGCTGAACCAGCTCCACAAGCTGCAACAGGTAAGGGAAAGTGCCGGATGCGGGACGGACCGCAAGGAATCACAAGCAAAACCCATGAGTAACAATGTACCGGACATTCAATAATCAGCAACTATGAAAATCGAATCTATCAATCAATTAGAATCAGAAACAGCGGTTCAGGTAATCGACTGTTTTGTTGGGAAAGGATATGTGCAGGGACCCGGCGGGTCCCTGCCGTAAGGTCGGACATTGATACTGACTTTGCTTCAAACAGGCGCCAGGAAGTAAAGGAATATTTAGAGCGCCGTTATAACATGGCAGGAAAACAGCGCGTTTTCTCCGCCGGAACTTTTTCAACGATGAAACTGAAAGCTGCAATAAAAGACGTATGCAGGGTATATAAAGTCCCTGTCAGTTATGTGAATTACATTACCGCCATTTTCGAGGATGACAACATGAGTTGGACGGACCTGTTCAAGTTAGCGGCAACCAATAAGAAAGTGAACAAGTTCGTGCAGGATTACCCGCAGGTGATAGAGGATATACGGGGACTGATGGGGCAACCGCGTTCGGCTTCCGTCCATGCGTCGGCGATCATTGTCACTCCTGAATCGAAAGACGGTGAAGAGATGGAGTGCTTCGATTATACGCCTATCAAGAAGGTGGACGATATTCTGGTATCGGAGCTGGACGGATACTCTATTGACGAAACAGGACTATTGAAGAATGACTGCCTGGGCATCAAGGAACTTGCTAAAATACAGTCGGTCATAGATGAAAGTAACCGTGTCTATAATGCAGGCATCTCTTTTGAAGGGCTTGTACGTAGTGGACTGGATGACGAGAAAACCTACCGGATACTCGCCAAAGGGTACACCCAGAACGTTTTCCAGTTCAGCTCCGCAGGAATGACCAAGTTCCTGATAGATATGCAACCGGACTGCATCAACGATTTGATTGCCGCCAATGCCTTGTATCGTCCCGCCACATTGGAGTCGGGTTCGGCGCAAAAGTACCTGGACTGCAAGAGAGGTGAAGTGGCTCCCGTATATCTGTGGGGGACTTATAATGCGCTGCACTCGACTTACGGCATAATGGTCGGGCAGGAACAGCTTGTCCAAATGGCACGGGAGGTAGGCGGTTTCAGCCTTGGAGAGGGTATCAAACTGGTAAAATATATCTCAAAGAAGAAGGCGGACGAGATACACGCCATGAAAAATAAATTCATGGAAGGAGCTGCAAAGAACGGATGCCCCGGGGAAGATGCGAAGGAGATTTGGGATATGATAGAAGTTAGTTGTAAATATTTATTCAACTTTGCCCACGCAACGGCTTATGCCATCACATCGTATGTAGGTGCCTGGCTGAAAGCCAACTACCCGACCGCCTTCTACACCGTCGCCCTGCAATGGGCGGATGACAAGGAGCTCCCGCTTATCATGTCGGAAATGGAAGAATGCAGTTCTGCCAAGGTGGTGCCGCCCGATATTAACACCTCAGCCGAAAAATTCTTCACGGATTACCGGACGAATGAAATCTTCTGGTCGCTGGGTAAGATAAAAATGCTGGGAACCAAAGCGGTGCAATACATCATTGACGAGCGCGCCAAAGGCGGTCCGTTTAAATCAATCGAGAACTTTATACACCGTATATTCAAATACAAGCTGAAAAAGTACGAATACTGGGATGATGCGGATAATGAGCAGGAGGCCGTCAGGGTTCCCGTCAATGCCCGTCACGTAAAGAACCTGATTCTCGCCGGTTGTTTTGATAAGGTAAGTAACATCAGTGCCGTTGTGGAAAGGTATTCGATACTGGATAAGGCGGCTACGGAACTGGGATTCAAGATTCCCACCGGTGACTATCCCGACCACCTGATTAACCAGCACTACTTCTGGAGTATGCAGCAGATAGAGGTCTGTGGCATCGGGCGGATTGACTACAAGCGGATATATGATAACTCCTATTGCCGCCACCAGTTCAAAGGGCGGGCATCCTATTCTACCGTACATAACGCGCTCCTGTCCGGAAGCGAAGGAAAGAAGGTCGCCCTTTGCGCCACCGTCACGGAAATGGAAGAAATCTCCTACAAGGACAAGAAGACGGGAGAAAGGAAGCACCTCTGCAAACTGCATCTCCAGCAAAACAACGACCTGATAAAGCTCGTATGCTGGAATGACTTCTACACGGAGAACAGGGCGGAACTCCGGGATATCAAAGGTAAGATTGTCATCGTATCGGCAATCGTCAAGTACAATGACTACAGCGGAGGCAACAGCCTGAATACCTACAAGACTTCCCGATTATTCACACTTAACCAATCATCAGAAAATCAAATAAACCAAGAAGATGGCAGCACCCAAAAATGAACCTAAGATATATACCGGCGTCGGACTGGACTTCGAGACGTCCGGGCTGGATTGTGTGAAACATGCCTGTACCCAGTTGGCTATGCAGGCAGTACGTTTCGACACGTGGGAGATATTCGACAGCTATGTGAAATATTTCAAGCCGTATCCGAAGCAGGACATCGGCGGGACACCTAAACGTAAGGTTCTCCGAACCAAGCAGGAGCTGGAACAGGAAGAGCTCAAGCTGATGGAATACCAAACAGAAGCACTGACTTATTCAGGAATCACCATGGACACCTTATATAATCAGGGTGTAGACTTGAAAGAGATTGCCCGTGACGTCATAGACTTCGGAAAGAAGGCGACCCTTACTAATGGCAGACAGACCAAGCCTGTACTTATCGGGCAGAACATCACCTTCGATATCGGCTTCGTTCAGCAACTCATGTGCTATGCCGGACTGATGAAGGAGTTTGAGAAGGTCTTTGCCGGGAGCTATGATTTCTACGGGAACTTTCAGCCTAAATACATTGATACCATTGATTTGGGACGGCTTGCCTTTGCGAACGACCCGACAATGGCATCCTACAAGCTTGAACTGATTGCAGAGCGATTGGGCATCGAACTGGATGACGCCCATGACGCGGGCGCGGATGTCACTGCGACATTGAATGTAGCTATTGTTTGCTCCAACCGGCTAAGGAATGACAACGGCACCGGGGCGAATCTTCAGAGAGCGGAAAAAACACGGTTACACTTTAAAATCTAAGCGATGGAAGAGGAAGAAAAGACGGTTTCATTCAAGCCGTCGGAAAAAATGTTGTATGGCGTGCTGAATTATGACGGTAACGAACTGATGGCGACCATATCGGGGTACGACTTGTCTATCTCATTCAATATGAGGCTGATAAATTCTCTTTCGGATGCGGAAAGCTGTGCAGATGCCTTGGCAAATGTCTTTTATGAAACACTCATAGAAGAATTAATTCAAAAAAAATCTGCAATCTTTCAACCTAAAGCAACGCCATAACCCTATACCTTGATAAAGCACCGAAGTCCGGACTTATGCGCCGGACTTCTTACTCGAAACATAATGGAAAAAGAAACTAAAAAACTACCACTGACTGCACAGGAAGAACAGCTTTGCCAGCTTTTCATAAACGGAGGCATGAAGTTCGCCGGAAAGCGCACTCCCTGTTACCGGGAAGTCTTCAAGGATGAATCGCCCAAAGCGTACGCAGCAGCATACAAGGTGTTTGCCCGCCCGCAGGTAATGGCACGCATCAAGGAACTGGTGCAGGAAGTGGACAATGAAACAGAGACGATTGCCATGAAGCTCCAGATTACCGAGACACTGAAAGCGGTGATGGAAGAAACGGCAGACGCTTCGTATACGGACAAGTTCGGAATCAAACTCTCACCGGCTCCTTTACGGGCGGTATCAGTCAATGCGGCAAGGACGCTGATGGACATTTTTCCGATCAGGCATTCCACAGATTCAAAAGGTAAGAATGAAGCGAGCAGCGGAGTGACCTTCAATGTCATCGTTCCGGTACCGGTACAAATAACAAAGGAGGAAGATGAAACTTGACCGTAGAAAAGTACAATGGACGGTCTATCTGATTCTGCTGATCGGGCTTGTCATCTATGGCTTGCGGGATTCAGAAGGAGCGGAAAGGCTTATCCGGGCCATCACAGACGCATTTGCTATTTTATTCAATAACTCAACCTAACCTAAACTGATGACACAACTAAGAGAATTTGTACTTAACAACTTCAAGACGCTGACTATCGTGCTCTCATTCGCAGTGACAATGTACGTGCAGCACGTAACCAACATTCAAAGGATTAATGAATTGACACTCAGGTGCTCGTCGCTGGAAATCAAGATTGAAGACCAGTACCAGAAAATCGACGCTATCAAGCTTGACAAGGCAGTATTTGAAGCCACGATGACACAGTTTACATCCATGCGCTCTGACCTGAGAGAAATGCGCACGGATATTAAGGAACTACTAAAAAGTATGAGATGAGGATATGGTTTATAGCAGCCTTGCTCTTTTTCTCCCTGCACGTCCACTCGACAGACTTATTTGAAGATGCCGTGCAATTGATTAAAAAGTACGAAGGTTGGCACCATGCACGCGACCAGCCTTATGTGGGCTATGGACACCGGTTATTACCGACTGACACCTTTAACTCTGATATATCGGAGAGTTTCGCAGATTCGCTTCTGCGCAGTGACCTGAAAAAGAAATGTGCTGTATTCCGGCACCTTGGGGCTGACTCCCTTTTACTTGGAGTGCTTGCCTTTAATGTCGGAGAGAGTAAGGTTCTTCGCAGTAAACTGGTTCGGAAGCTGGAAGCGGGTGACAGGAATATCAAAGAAGAGTATCTGTCTTTCAGGATGTACAAAGGCAAGGTTGTCCGGTCTTTGGAACGAAGACGGAAAGAAGAATATGAATTACTAAAATCAAATTTCGAATAATATGACGCAATTAACCAAAAGGACATTAATGTCGGAGAATTTAAAATTCATACAAGGTGCTGATTATCAGATTTTGCGCAAAGATGCGCAAAACCCTAATGACGATAGACTGGGGAGAGAGTACTATCTCACTGGCTCATGTATCCCAAATGCTGCAATCCGTTGATGACGATGAAAAGGCACTCTATACAATATATAGAGTGGACGGTATTACTCACAAAGCATGGTTTACTGGAGAAAAGAGTGAAAGCAATAGAGAAGAATCGTAACTAATTAAAAATTAAGCGCAGGGATAATATCTCTGTGCTTATAAAAACAAGAACTATTGATATGATTAAAGAAAACGACATCGTAGTAATTAAGCCCTCAGACGAGCTTTCACTAATGAGACTGAACGATCTGGCAGGCAGAGAGGCTACAATCAGACAAGACCTCACATCTATCGGACGCCTGAATAAAGGCTATATGGTAGAACTGACTGAATCCTACCTGGATGAAGTAGATTGGTTTATTCCACAGGACTCCATTGATGATGACGAAGATTAACCTGAATAAAATTCTTCTCCTGATTGCCTTGGGACTTGGGGTAACAACTTACACCTTATATAACTGGGGCAACAGGATGAAAGAAGAAAGGAATACCTACCGTAGCAATACACATGCGCTACTTGCGGATGTAGAGCATGTCCGGATTGACTCAACGATGATGGCATCCACTATTCAGGTTCTCAACCTATCACTGGATGAATATGAAAAGTACCGGGCGGAAGATGCAGCAACCATTAAGAAGATGGGAGTACGTATCAAAGACCTGGAAGCTGCCGGAAGGCACGATGTGGAGGTCAATGCTCCGGTGGATGCTACAGTGAAAGATACGACAGTCGTCAGAGATACTACGACAATTATTGTAAAGGCGGTGAAGATGGATACGCCATACCTTAAACTGAACGGTATCATTGAAGACAATCATCTGAAAGGAAACATCCACTTACCAGTGCATCTGCATCAAGCATTTTGGGTAGAATACAAACACCGCTTTCTCTGGTGGCGATGGAAAGTAAAAGCAATACACCAGACAATCTCAAGCGACAATCCGTATGTCGAAATTAAGTATACGAAACTAATTAACCTAAAGAAATAATCTTATGGAACAACTACAAATTTTCAACAATCCTGACTTTGGACAGGTTCGTACCATTGAAAAGGATGGCAATATTCTATTTGCCGCAAGTGATGTAGCAAAAGCACTTGGATACTCAAAAGCACGAGATGCAATAGTAAAACACTGTAAATCAACCCACGCCACGATTTGCGGCGTAGGGGTACTTACAGGAAAAAAAGCAGATGGTACTCCAGTATTTCAAACCGTACAAATGAAATTCATCGACACCGGAAATGTTTACAGATTGATTGCTCGTAGTAAACTGCCGGAAGCTGTTAAGTTTGAAAGTTGGGTATTCGATGATCTTATACCTAACACTTTGAAGAACGGAGGATACCTTGTTATTAAAAAAGGAGACACCCCTGAAACTCTTGCTGAAAGAGGGCAGCAGGTTCTTCAAGCTTCAGTGGAAAGGCTGACAAAGCAACTTGAAAAATCCGAAGCAGAAAACGAGAAGAACAAAGCATTGTTGGAAGAGATGGCTCCGAAAGTTGAGTATTTCAATGAAGCAATGGATTATGGAACCACTTATTCAATAACAAAAATAGCAAAAGGTCTGGGAATGGGAGGACGCAAACTAAACAAGTGCTTGCATCAGCTAGGAATACAATACAGGCAAGGTGGAACATGGCTTCTTTATTCTAAATATGAGAATCTTGGTTTTACTAAGCTGGTTCCTGGACAGTTGGAGAATCGTAATGGAGATACATATCCTATAGTGAATAGTAGATGGACTGAAAAAGGACGGGCATTTATCCACCAACTCAAAAGAGAAGGTAAGATATAGTCATTACTTTCTATTAGAACTCATAGGTATTGGGGACGCCCTAAAACAAGGCGTCCCTGACTATTAGACACTTATCAATTTTCAATAAAAAACTCAATTACT